CCTGCCTTCGAAAATCCGCGCTTTTGGAGCGGAATTCGGGCTTTCTGTAATCCAGCGGTCGGCTTTCGGCGATTTTGGCCGAAGACGGCACGCGCTGCAAATGTGTGAACTGTATGTGGCTCATTGAGAAGGGAAAAAGGCCGAGAGCGGTGTGCCGTGAGTGTAAGGCGTTGCACTCTTCGAAGGATTGTCCGCGCATCAGCGAAATTGCGAAAGTTCGGCAGGCGGCCGTCCGGTTCTATCAGTGGTACAAAGCTCACGAACTGGAGGCTGAACGGCGTGAAGCCTGATGTTATGTCTTTACGTGGCACAGTACTGCGTGCCACTAGTGGCACAACAAGCCGTGCCACTTCTGAGCGGTTTGCAATGATTCCATGGGAAATCGGAACCGCAGAAGGGTTGACTGATCGGGATGTCCGAGTTTATTTTGTGCTGGCGTCGTGTCGCCGCGGCGCAACCGTAAGCGTTGGAACTCGTTGGATCGGCGAGGTAATTCACGCTGGCAGGAATCGCGTGGCTGCAAGTATTCGCCGGTTGGAAATCAGCGGATACGTGGTCCGCGAGAACGTAAGCCGTGGCAAACGACCCATTTACCAGTTGACGGCTCCGCTATTCGCCAAGGAAAAAGTGGCACGGGGAAAGAAGGAAAAGGATCGCAGCCGTCCAACCGTCCGTTCGGCCGCCCGCATGTGGGCCGAAGACAACGCCCATCGGGAGGTATCGTGAACTGCGATCTGTGCGGCGCGGCGACCAAGCGCACCCGCCCGCCACTTTGCGATTCTTGCGACACCGTCTCGCTTGCTGGGTTCGAACCGGTTGACGAAGGCGTGTCGCCCAAGGTTTACGCGCTGATCCTCGCTGCGAAGAGCGTCCGGCAGGTATGCGCCGCGTTTCGGGGAATGGCTGCCTGATGGCCGGCCGGCCCAAGCCCACCGCGCGCCAGATCGCCGCCGGAGACCCGCGCAAGATCGGCAAGCGCAAGCTGCAGGAGCGGCTGGAGAACGAGCCGAACGCCACGCACGGGCTGCCGGAGTGCCCGCGCCATCTGAAGGGCCGGGCCCGCGCCGCGTGGGGCTTTTGGGCCGCCGAGCTAGCTGATATGAACTTGGACCGCCGGCCCGACGCCATGATGCTGGAGGGCGCGTGCGTCGGGTATCAGCAGGCCGTACAGGCCGACGAGATTATTGCCGCAGAGGGACCAGTGACCGTACTCGATACGGTGGATCCGCTTACGAAGTCGCCTATGCAAAAGCTGAAGGCTCACCCGGCAGTGGCAATCAGTCGCAGCGCATGGTCCCAAGTCCGCGCGTTCTGCTCGGAGTTCGGGCTGTCGCCGGTCAGCAGAACCCGGCTGGCAGTTGAGCGGAAGGACAGGACCGAGGACCTGGCGGAGATCTTGTCGCGACCACGGGAGCCAAGGGCCATAGTCCAGTAACGTGCCTTTCAGCGAACAGCATGCTTCAGCAGCCTGTAACTTTTTCGAACACCTATTGCGGCACACTGCAGATGAATGGTGGGGCAAACCATTTATCCTTTGTCCATGGGAAGAGCACGCGCTCGTCAACATCTTCGGCTATGTCGATGACGACGGGAATCGGCTAATCGAACAGGCTTACCTCGAAGTGCCGAAGAAATCCGGAAAGACCGAATTCGCAGCCGGCATTGTGCTGCTGGTATCCGTTACGACCACAACGCCGGGATGCCAGGTCTACGGCGCTGCCTCTGCAACGCGGCAAGCAATGAATGTGTATCGGGCGGCCTGCAAGATGGTCGAGCAGTCGGCGCTGCTCAAGCGAGAGTTGCGGATCATGCGCGGCACCAATCGCATCGTGAAGCGCAGCGATCCGGATTCTTTTTACGCCGCCGTTGCTGCAGATGGTGACTTTGGCGATGGGGTGAACCCGGCTTTTACGGTTGCCGATGAAGTTCACAGATGGAAAACGCGCAAGCAGATGGAGAACTGGGACGTTCTCAGCAAGGGCGGCATCACGCGGAAGCAGACGCTCACGCTGGCGATCACCACAGCAGGGGTGCAGGAGGAAAGCCCTCTCGCATGGAAACTCCACGAGAAGACCAGGAAGATCCAGGAAGGCATCGTCATTGACCCGAGGTTCTACGGTCGCATCTACGGTGCCGACAAGACGGATGACCCGGCGTTGCCGGCGACGTGGATCAAGGCCAACCCGAGCCTGCTGGAAAATGGTGGCTTCCTCGACAAGGACAAGATCCGGAAAGAGTACGAGTCGGCGTCTGCGGAAGGCGACCTTACCAGCTTCAAGCGGTACTTCCTGAACGTCTGGGACCAGAAAGAGGATCGCGCGATAGACATGGCGAAGTGGGACGCCAGCGCTGGGCCATGGGTAGCGCGCGGGCTTGGCGAGAAGTTCCCTGGCGATGAAGTTCGGCCGCTGGATCCGCGAATACTGGCACGATTCATCAACCGCACATGCTGGGCCGGTGTCGATCTTTCGATGACAACCGACACTAGTTGCGTCGCGCTCGTTTTTCCAGTGGAGGACCAAGACGTTTACGAAGTGCTGCCATTTTTCTGGCTACCCGGGGCGAAACTTCGGAAGTTGGAGTTGAAGTTGGGTGTCCCGCTAGCGCAGTGGGGACGCGACGGATTTATTGAGATCGTTGATGGCGACGTTATCGACTATCGCGACATCAGAGCGCGACTCGAATGGGCCGCGTCGATGTTCGACCTGCAGGAGATTTGCTGGGATCCGTGGAACTCGCGTCAGATTTCGACACCGATGATCGAGGACGGTTACAAGTGCGTGGAGGTCCGGCAGGGCTATCAATCCCTGAATGAGCCCACGAAGAAAATTCTGGAGTCGGTCGTTCGCGGTGCGCTCCACCATGGCGGCCATCCGGTACTGCGCTGGCACGCCGGCTGCGCCTGCACGATCACCGACGGCAAGGACAACATCATGTTCTCCAAGCCAGATCGCGAGAAGAGCACAAGCCGGATTGACGGGCTGGCCGCAATCGCCGACGCGATGGCGCGCGTGATCGTGAATGAAAGCCAGACCGTCACCTACATGGGCGGCTTCGCGTCGTGAGTCCCATCCGCTGGCTGAAGAGCATCACGACGCCGCTTGTCCGGACAGGGGCGGAATGGCTTGCGCGGAACGGATTTTACCGGCTGGCGGAGAGGTGGGGGTATGGCGCTCGAAGCTACAGCGGAGAGAGCGTCACGAACCAAGGGGCTCTCACACATTCAGTCGTGTGGGCCTGCGTGCGGATCATCAGCGAGTCGGTGGCGTTTTTGCCGTTGAGCTTGATGCGCGACAAGGACGGCGAAAAGAACCCTGCAAAGGAGCATCCTACATATTTGGCACTGCACAACGCGCCGAACGCTGAGATGACCACCATGACCATGCGGGAAACGATGACCGCGCATATGGTCATGGGTGGCATGTGCTACGCGCAGATCATGCGGCGCAGCGGGACCGGCGAAGCTATGGAATTCTGGCCTCTCGCTCCGGAACAAGTGACTCCGGATCGTGAAAAGAAAGGCTCCAAGCGTCTGATTTACGTGGTCAAGGAGGGGAATTCTCCAGATAAGACCTACACTGTGGAGCGCGGTAAGGCGCAGGACCTTTTAGTGATTCCGGGGCTGGGCTATGACGGCATCCGGGGTTATTCCGTGGTTAGCATGGCGAGTAACTCCATCGGCAACGCCCAAGCAGTCGAGAAGTACGCCGGCAGGTTCTTTGCCGCCGGCGGCAGACAGAGCGGGTTTATTGAGATGGCGCAGAAGTTTAAGACCACTGAGGACATGAAAAAATTTCGCGAGGATCTGAATAAGTTCGTGCAAAATCCAGAGACCTCCCATCAGTGGCCGGTGTTTGAGCCGGGGCAGAAGTTTATACCGGGCGGCTTCTCTCCGGAGCAGAGCCAGTTCCTGGAAACGCGCCAATGGACGCCGGCCGAAATTTGCAGGTGGTTTCTGATTTCGCCGCATATGGTCGGCGACCTCACCCACGCGACGTTCAGCAATATTGAGCACCTAGCGCTTGAGTTCGTCAAGAAGACGCTGACTGCTTGGATCAAGCGATGGGAAGAGAATCTTTGGCGCTGCGTCCTGACGCCAGAAGAGAAAGAGCAGGGATATTATTTTTGGCACAACGTGAACGGGCTGCTACGTGGGGATTTCCAAACTCGCATGGCCGGTTACTCAACCGCGTTGCAAAACGGATTCATGAACCAGAACGAAGTCCGCGACCTTGAAGACATGAACGGCTTCGAAGGCGGAGACGATTACCACATCCAATTAAATCTACAAACCTTGCCGGGAGGGACGCCGACAACCGGGGAGCAGGTTGCTCTGGCAAAAATCGGCACGGCCAAAAAAGGAGCCTACATCCAATGAAAGAGCAACTCTCTTATTTCGAACTGAAAGAGGTCAACGAGGACGGTTCCTTTGTTGGCATTGCCAGCGTGTACGGGATCGAGGATCTCGGTGGCGACATCATCGACAAGGGCGCGTTCAAGAAGACCATCAGCGAGAATCCGACAGTTCCAATCCTCTGGCAGCACAAATCCGACGAGGTGATCGGGTCGGGCTCTGTCAAAGAATGGCAGGGAAAGATTCTTCTCGAAGGCCAGCTTGATCTCGAAGACCCCACGGCGATGAAAGCCTACCGAAAGATGAAGGGCAAGCTCATCAAGGGGCTGTCGATCGGCTTCAACACCATCAAGAGCACTTGGGAAGACGTCGAGGGCCGACTGGTCCGGCATATCAGCGAACTAAAATTGTGGGAAGTATCCGTCGTTACCTTCCCGATGTTGACCGAAGCGCAGGTCACTCGCGTGAAGAGCGCCGAAGAAGCAGCGCGCATCAAGGAACTCGAAAAGCAAGTCGCCGATCGCGACGAACAAATCTTAGCACTCCAGGCCAAGCAAGTCGCCACTCCGGTCATTCCGGAGCCGGCGCAGGCCGCGGAGCCGCAACAGCAGCAAGGCATCGAGCCGGGCAACCACTCGGAGCTACTCCACAACCTGAAGGAAAGTCTCCTATGGAACTCACCGAGCAATTGACCGAGCTAGTAACCCTTGCCACCGACAACAAGACCCAATTCGCGAAGTTGAGCGAAGAGGTCAAGCATATCGGCGCGGCGCAACCCGAAACCAAAGAAGCCATCGAGAAGATTCAGTCTCGGATGGAAAAAATTCAGACGCAACTTGACGCTGCGGATCTGGCTGCCAACGCGGCTCGTATCAGCCATGGCGGCTCCGAAGAGAAGAGCGTCGGCGAACTCTTCGTCGAGAGCGAGGAATTCAAGGCATCGAAGTCCGCCGACTTCATGCCGCTCCGTAGCCGGGACGGGCGCATTCGCGTGGGAATCCCCTCGTTCTTCCGAAAATCCACCATCACCACCACAAGCGGCATCACGGCAGCGACAACCGGCATCACCGTGCCGGCCCGTCTGCCCGGCATCAATGTCATCGCCCAGCAGGAACTCCGCATCTCGGACCTGATGCCTCACACCCCGATGACAACGGGGAACGCATTCGATTTCGTCAGGCAGACGACCCGCACGAACGCGGCATCGCCCCAGGTTGAAACCAGCCCGAAAGCGGAATCGACCTACGCCTGGGACAGCGTGAGCGACACGGTGAAGACAATCGCGCATTTTGTTAACGTGAGTCGCCAAGCGATCGATGATGTACCTTGGCTCCAGGCCATGCTCAGTTCCGAGTTGACCTACGGCCTGAAGGTGAAAGAGGAGTCCGAGATCCTCGCAGGTGACGGACTCGGCCAGCACATCAACGGCATCATCAAGCAAGCGACTGCCTACGCGACCGGCACCTACAACGTGTCCGGAGACACCAAGCTCGACAAACTGCGCCACATGAAGTTGCAGGCGCGGCTGGCCGGCCTCGGCACATTCGCTCCGGATGGAATCGTTCTCAATCCGCGCGACATGCACGACATCGAACTGCTCAAGACGGAAGAGGGCGGCGCGAACAAGGGCTTGTACATCATCGGCGATCCCAAATCCGGACCGACCATCAAGTTGCTCTGGGGGCTGCCTGTTGTCGAGTCCGATTCGATGACCGCCGGCACTGCGCTCGTCGGGGCGTTTGGCACCGCGGCACGCATCATCGACCGTATGGCGGCGATGATCGAACTGAGCTATGAGCATAGTTCAAACTTTACCGCCAATATCGTAACCGTATTGGCAGAAGAGAGAATTGGGCTCGCAGTAACGCGTCCCGGAGCTTTCGTGTACGCTTCCTCGATATAGAAAACGCGCAAAATCCCTAGTAATTAACCGCCAATGCCACTACAATCAAATAGGGCCGCGATGTTACAAGCATCCGGCCCCGTGGCACGCCGAAAGAAACGGTCTTTCAACATGCAAAACAAGTTTAGCAAAACACCCGATCACTTCTACGAAGAACGACTACGGGCTCCTGGAATCTACTCGATCACTTGCTTGCCGACTGGAAAAACCTACGTCGGCAGCGCCGTTAACATGTCCCTCAGATGGCGAGGGCACTTTCGACATTTACAGGGCGGTACGCATCACTGTAGCTACCTCCAACGCGCATGGAATAAGTACGGCGCTTCTGCCTTTTTATTTTCGGTCCTTGAGTTAGCCCCGCTGGAGTCGTTGCGGACAAGGGAACAGCTTCACATCGACTCCGTATCGGAGGATCGACGGTTTAATTCATCGCCGACCGCTGGTTCCTTGCTCGGCTTCAAGATGAGTCCAGCGAGTTTGGAAACGATGCGCGTTGCGCACACTGGATTTCGCCACTCCGAAGAGACAAAAGCAAGGGCACGGATTGCGCGCGCAGGCATCTGTCCGCGTCCCGCAGGGTGGAAGCAGTCAGAAGAAGCGAAACAAAAATTAAGCGCCGCCAAAAAGGGCAAGCCACTATCCCTAGAGCATCGCGCGAAGTCAGCGGCAACACTCATAAAGGCCAAGGCGCTTCGTTGGACTGGCCAGAAGAAACTAGAAAATGCGGATCGCAAGAGGGCGCTTGCCAATAACCAAGTAATCTTAGCGCGTACCCGTTATTTGGCTGGAGACTCAATGCCGACCATCGCGGCCGTTCTGAAGTTCGGAGACAGGAAAACAATAGGCCGCGCCATCCGTGGCGTTGGAATTTACGGAACGATCGGGACTCCAGTCAAAGGGCTCATCAGTCGCAGCCCATCGGAAGAAACAAGGCAGCGACAAAGCGCAGCCACGAAGGGACGTCCCAAGAGCATCGAGACGCGCGCCAGGATGAAGTCCGCTTGGGAAATTCGGAAGGCAAAATAGAACTTATGCGACTCATAGCAAACTGCCAGCTTCACGGGGATTACGGAACTGTTGTCGCAGGACAAGAGTTTGTAATCTCCGACGAAGATGGCCGGAAACTGATCGAAGAGGGGGCCGCCAGACGTGCGGCATCCTACGTTTACCAAACCAAGGTGGTCGTGCCCGAAGCTCCCGGAGTGAGCGCGCGGCCTCCCTTTCGTTACGATCCTGCTTCTGACGAAGGACCGCCCGCTTTGGCTGCCGTACGCGATTCAGTGCGCTCGGCATCAAAGCTACCCGAACAAGGAAATCCTGATCCTGGCGGACGGCCAGGACGTCGCGCACCTGATTCCAAATGACCCGGCGATCCGCTATGAGTATCGACCGCACTTCGGCAGTATCGGCACAAAGCGCAATGCTGGCTGCGAACTTGCGCGTGGAGAAATCATTGCGCATTTTGATGATGATGATTTCGCCGCCCCTGAGCGCCTTCGCGACCAAGTTGGCCGACTCGTTGATTCCGCTGTTCAAGTCACTGGCTACCATACCTGTAAACTCACCGATGGGCAGCGATGGTGGCGATACAATGGTGAGCCGCACTACGCGATTGGGGCCAGCCTCTGCTATTGGCGCTCGTACTGGGAGCAAAACCGATTCCCGGACAAGCAAGTCGGCGAGGATGGCGACTTCGTGATGCGGGCTCGGCCCGTGCTGGCGTCCGCCGACGCCGGCGAACTGATGTACTTCACGATTCACGAGGGCAACACGAGCCCGCGGCAGTTGGCGGCGACAAAACAGTACCAAGAGCTATGATGACGACGATTTTGGAGCAGTTGGCTGCGAATGATGCGCTGTGCGTCGCCTACATCGAACGCCACAAGTCGGATCCATGCGAACGATGCGGCTCAACGACCGACGTGGAGATCATCCCGACTGGAAGCATTGGAAAGTTGACGCCTCGATGCGCTTCCTGCATTGAAAGGGGACGCTGCGAAACGGCATTTTACTGGAACGGCTTCGAGGCCGGGCAAAAACACGAGCGATCGAAGTCATGGTGGAGACGGTTGCTGCTCAAATGAGTTTCTCAGTCATCATCCCTTCGAAGAACGCCGACAACTTGGAGCCATGCGTTACAGCGATCCGCCAGCGCGAGACTGACGCGCGGATCATCGTGGTTGATGATGGCGTTGAATTCACCGAAGACCGTGATATGTATGATTTCGGAGATGTGTGCTGGGTTCCTGGGATCAAGCCCTTTATCTTCTCGCGCAACGTGAACATAGGTATCCGCGCCGCAGGCTCGGACGACGTCGTGATTCTCGGCGACGACGGCCTATTGCAAACGCCCGGCGGCTTCTCGCTGCTGGCGCGCGAGGCTGAGGCGCATCCGGAGTTCGGCATTATCTCGGCCACGTGTAACAACACCGGGAATCCGAACCAGCATCCGAAGGGGATCGGGTTGCGTGAAGATCCTCGGCAGGTGTGCTTCATCGCAGTCTACATTCCCAGGCGGACCATTGAAACAGTGGGCCTACTTGACGAGGAATTTATACATTACGGCCTGGACGACGACTCATACTGTTTACGGATCCGGCGCGCTGGGCTCAAGATCGGAATTCACGATGGAGCATACGTCGATCATGGCAGCCTGACGAGTACGTTTCGCGGCGCGGCCGGCGCTGGCGGAAACTTTCGGCCGAACCTAAAAATCTTCATCCAGAAGTACGGCGTTGACAACTGGGGCCAGCCAAAGGAAACGTCGCAGTTCCCGGAACTGTTCTCGTGATGGTCGGCAATCGAGCGCGAAAAAGAGTCGAACATGGAAATAACCGCAGTACCTGTCAACGCCATCAAATTGGAGCCCGGTGGGATTTACGTGCTCGAACTGCAGTACAAATTTCGCACTAACGAACACCTTATGCAGTTTCGTGCGGAAATCGACAAAGAAGCGGAGCGGCTTGGGGTTAAGTTTCTGATTCTCGAGTATGGAATCAAAATAGCCGTGGCGCGCGAGGCGACGTGCGTCTGAATTTGGGCGCATGCGATAGGGGGTTTCCGGGCTTTCTGTCCGTTGATGTGGTTCCGCCGGCGGATATCATCGCCGATTTGGCGCAACCTTGGCCGTGGCCGGATTCGAGCGTCGATGAGGTTCTGGCATTTGACGTATTCGAGCACTTGCCGAATAAAAAGCAAACGATGAATGAGCTTTGGCGGGTGTTGAAACCCGGAGGCATCGCCCAACTTCAGATCCCGCACGCCACGGATGGAGACGGTGGACATTGCGATCCAACTCACGTTTCGTACTGGACTACGAGCGATTTCGAATATTATCACGTCGGCATTTTCGCACGGGAACGGTTCCGGCGCGATGCCGAATATTACGGCGTAAAAGCTGATTTTGTCGTGGTCAATTTAACGCCTGAGGGGAAGATCCCAATGAGGCGTCACGAACGGCAGTTCGGCGGATACGTGATGGAAATGTCCATAGTGCTGGAGGCCGTGAAGTAACTTTACATCTTGTCGGTGACCGGGGTTGCAACTCCGCGCGATTGGCTCTCCAGGGTCAGCAAGTCACCGACAGGGATCAAGGAACTGGAGAGAAATTCAAACTGGAGAGAAAAGCAATGCAAACGAGACGCGATCTATTGAAGTATTTCGGTATCGGGACCGTAATCACCACCGCTTCCGGCGAAGGCCCCATCGCGAAGCTGATCGAGGTCCCGCGAGTCGAACTGCTGGAGCCGAAGATTGCAAGGGTTGTCGATCTGTCAAAAATAAAATCGGTGACGGTGAATATTGAGGCACTTGACGGCACTGTTCATTCATTCAGGGACACTCAGGGCGGATACAGCTACGGAGAAGGGAAAATCTGCTCTGCCGACAGGCTGTTATTCGACATTGAGTTCTCAAAAGTTGACAGCGGATACTCGCCGCAAATTTCGCATCGGCAAGGTCGAATCAGGGGCGAGGGCGGACTGTGAAGTGCCGAATCTGCGGCCAGAAAATGCAGGCCAGGGTTGCGGCGAACCACCCGGACGCAGATCATCATCTGCAGCCGGGGCTTATTGACGGCGGATTGTGCTTGGGGTGTGCTTTGTTTGCGCTACAGATGCAAGAGTTCCTGATTCGCGCCTGCGACCGAACCGTGATGGGGAATTGGACCGAGGGCTGGCTCAAGGAGATTATCGCCGATCCAAAGAGGTACCTGTGAGGTTAGCCCTTGCAAAGATCCTCTTCAGGTTTTGCGTTGCGCTTTTAGGGCATCAGTATATGTCCGCACATATGCACCAATGGGCTCGTAAGAAATTCGGCGATAGAGCGCCAGAAGCGGTGCAAGCGTGGCGGAATTTGGGTATTCCATTATGAAAGCCGTCATCTTCGGCGCGTCCGGCATCCTGGGCCAGCACATGAGACTGTGCATCCCGCCCGGCGTCGAGGCCATCTTCGTGCGCCGACACGCCGACGCGCTACACCTTGGCCTGGATCTCTGCGACCGCGAGGCGCGGGAGTCATTCCTGGACCGCGAGCGGCCCGATGTGATCGTGAATCTGGCGGGGGAGAGCAACACGGATGCGGTGGAGCGGGATCCCGATAGATATTACGAAGTTAACGCCAAAATCCCCGGATACTTGGCCGATTGGTGTACCCGCTGCGGATCACACTTAATCCAGGTTAGTTCGCAAGCTGTGTTTCGTGGCGGTGGGGACGGCGGGGAAGCCCTGCCGCCTTATGATCCATATTCATTGAAAGATCCCGTTAACTGTTACGGTGCTCAGAAGTGCGTCGCAGAGAAGGAAGCTTTCCTCCGTAAAAATCACAAGAGCCGAACCATCGTCCGCCCCACCTTCGTGCTCGGTGTCCGACCGCTGCCGCACGTCGGCCGTCAGAACCCGATGGAGCAGATGCTGGCTGGCGGCCCGCAGCGACAGGTGAATGACCGCTGGTTCTCTGTTTCGTTCGCCCGCGACGTTGCCGCTGCCCTCTGGAAGGCGGCAATCGAGCGGCCGGGCGGGATTATCCACGTCGGACTGCCGGATCGGGTGAGCCGCTACGACATCGCCAGCAAGGTGGCGCGGGACGTTGAGCCGGTGTCGCATGACAGCTTTCCAGGGCTCGCGCCGCGGCCGATAGACACGACATATGCCGGGACGGTTGTCCCTGGCGAACTAGAGTCGGGGCTTGCGCGCTGTGGAATGGACTACATGGAGAGGAAATTCATGTCGATGCAAGAACGCGCCCGTGAACTGGCACTTTTTTTCGGGACACGCGAGGACGAATGCGCCGCTAGGCTCGGCGAGGGCTGGGAAGCCATCCACAATGCAGTCTCGGAGGATTGGAACCGCACGAATCCTCAGACTGACGAGGAAATCCTGGAATGGTATCGCCAGACCGAGGCGTACATCTGGGAGTTGTCGTTCTACCATGCCGATCCCGGCTGGAACTACACCGGCATGTGCTCGGGCATTGCGGAGCGCCTGAAGGCCGCCGACGTCAAGCGGGTACTCTGCCTGGGCGATGGCATCGGCGACCTCACCATCAGCCTGATTCGCGCCGGATTCGATGCGCATTATCACGACTTGGCGGGCAGCAGAACGGCTGACTTTGCACAGTTCCGCTCCTGGATGCACCTAGGAAAATACATGCCCGCCGCCATGAGCGAAGGATGGGCGCCAGAAATTCCAGAGGACGAGTGGGACGCGATCGTGTCGCTGGACTTCCTCGAGCATGTTCCGAACGTCGAGGAGTACGTGTCGGCCATCAAGGCAGGGCTGAAGCCGGGCGGGTTGTTCTGCGCCCAAAATGCCTTTGCAATCGGATCGGGGCCCGCTGGCTCGATGCCGATGCACCTAGCGCGCAATGATCGGTTTGAGCGCGACTGGGATCCGACGCTGTTCGGGCTCGGGTTTGTCCAGGAATCTTCAAACTGGTATCGTGCGCCGGCTGACGAGGCGTTCATGGTGGCGGCGCCCTCCAAATCGGAGGCAGAGTGGCCCGTGTTGGGGTGGAAATGAGCCCGGACACCGTCTGCAATTGCGGCCATCGGCGGCTTGACCATGCAACCGAAGCCGGAAATCAGGATCATCCGGATTGTCTGCGCGAAAAGGACGAATGCACGATGTGTATCTGCATGGAATTCGAAGCGGCGCGATGATCGATTGGACAGGAGCGCCGCCATTCGGGCGCGAGATCAGCCTGAAGTACGCGCTGGAGCGGCTCGACGCACGGCGAACGGGCACGCCGCTGATCGTCGAAATCGGAACGTCGGAAAGTTACAACCCCAACGGACTCGGTAACGCCATGCTGGCCTTTGCATTCTATGCGGGCAGGACCAGCGCGCGCATCAAGAGCGTAGATGTCCAGTGTGTTGTCAACTCAAAGGAGATTCTGAAGCGGTTCATCCCGGAGTATGCCGAGATCCCGGAGTATTTTCTTGCGGATGCGTTCGATTGGGCTCCGACGGTGGCGGAAAAGATCGACTTCATTTACATGGATGCGAGCCCGGAGTTGGCTTCTGATCCATCCTACGCGGCCTATGCGAAGCGGAACGAAAGCACGATTCCGCCGTGGTACGTGGCACTGTACGGGCAGTTTCAGCCGGCCTGCTTCCAAAGTGGCTGCTTGATGCTCTTTGATGACACGGACCCGACAACATACTTCGGTAAGGGGATGCACCTGATTCCTAAATTGCTGCGCGAGGGCTGGCGGCAGATGGAATTACGCGGCGAGCCGGTATTTCCGATGGCGCTGTTGGAGAAGGTCTGAGCCGCATCGTCTGCTGTACGGTGGGCACTCTGATGGGGGACGCCTGGATGTGCCTCCCGGCGCTTGTGGAGCAATGCAAGCGCTTCAATGAGGTGCAACTGGTGTGCGGAAGTTACGCCTTGCCGGTATGGGAATGGGCAAAGAAGCACGTTCGCGGCGCGGATTACAACATCGTGCGAGTGATCGATGATCCCGACGACATTAGCGCGGAGTTCTGTCCTGGCTACGGTTTTATCTCGATGAGCAAGGCTCTGGCTTTTGTGCAGCGCGAGATGCCCGGTGAAACCGTGATCGGCCACGTTGAAATGGGAAGCTACTACGGCTACTCGGATCAAGCGCCGAACCCGCACGTAGACGGAGGCCCGAAATACTGGCGCGGGGACGGACTGCCGCCTCTGGAACTGATCGACATCGAAGTGAGCGACGGGGAAGCCGTCGTGGTTCACCCGTACACGCGGCACGACTGGAAAAACCTCAACCTGATCATCGGTCGGGTGGAATTCAAGCGGCCGGTGAAGGTCGTCGGGCTGCCGGGCGAGTTCTCCGGCCCCCCGGCATGGGATGCGATTCACGGATTCGACGCGATGGTGGAGCAGACGGTACGGTCGGCGGGGATGGTGGGCATTCTGAGTTCCTTCACGAACCTTGCAGCGCTGTTTCACAAGAAGCAGATCATCGTCTCGTTTACTCCCGACATCCCGATTCTGAATCCGCGCGCCAAGAAGTTGATCACGCCGAGCCTGGGGCATCTGCAGGCAGTTGTAACGGAGATGGGGTTTTAAAGGGATGGGGTATTGTCCGGCGCAACTGGCACGGACCCGTATTGGGCCAGAAAAACTTAAACAGTTGCAAGTCTCGATTCGGCGTTGTGTGGAAAGTCCGATACAGCGTTGCAAGTATTGCTGGAGCAGGGAATCAATGGACAAAGAGCGCTGTCAGGGATGCGGAGCGCCGCGTTGAGCCGGCGCCTTGACATCGGAATAGCCAGTTATGGAACCGACCCAGCAAAACTCCAACGCGCTGTCGAGTCGCTTCAGAGCCGCAGCGTCACGGATTGGAGATGTTTTCTTGTACACAACCCGAGTCCCGGCGACGAGCGCACGCGCGAGGCGATCTGCGGCATGCAGGCGAGGGATTCGCGCATCGTGCCGGTCTGGATGCCGGAGAACGTAGGCTATGCCGGAGCGGTCAATGAACTGTTCCGGCGAAGCGAGACGGAGTACACGGCCTACCTCGACAATGACGCGACGGTTAAGACTTCCCATTGGGATGAGGAGCTGTGCGGATACCTTGACCGGTTTCACGAGATCGGCATGGTATTTCCTAACGGCGGCTCTTACCCGATCAACCGTGGCAACTATCTCGAAGTGCTTTGGGGCGTCGGCTTCTGTTGGATGGTCACGCGGCTCTGCATGGCGGATGCGGGGCAATTTGACGAATCGCTGGGGCATCAAGAGGAAGCCGACTACTGCCAGCGCGTTCGCATGGCTGGCTACAAGTGCGCAGCGGTCCCCGGCATTCAGGTTGAACACGACGCGACCGCCACAAGTAACCCGGCCAGCATCGAGCGGATCAACCGCGGCGTGGTCCGGTGGGTCGATCGCTGGAATAAATATTTCAATGGAAAGAACTTCAATTATCACTCGCCGAACGTGACGCGCTTCGAGGATTGGCCGCCGAATGCCCTTTACCTTGAGGAGTACTGGAAACTCCGGCTGCCCATGTTGAACGATGAACCGGAAGTTATCACAGTAGAGGATCGGGAGTACGACCTGATCAGGGTTCCGCGCTTCAAAGGCTTTTACCGCTCTCGAATCATTTAGTCATGTGGAAAATCAGTTGGGTCGATAGGTTCAGAGGCTTCTTGTGGCTTCCACCATCAAAAGCAGAAATTCAGAGGCGGATGCAATACATTGAGGTTGGCGGTTCGTGGCCTCCAATGTCCTATCCGATCCACAAGGGTGGACAAGTGCCGCCATATCCCGCGCCACCGCCGCCAATTCCACCGCCACCACCAAAGAAATAAGTCATGCCCATCATTGGCCTGTTAAGGGTGCGCAACGAAGCGCGCTGGATTGATTCCGTGGTTCGCGCGATCCTGCCCGTCTGCGAACGGATCCTAATCCTGGACGACAAGTCGGACGACGCTACGCCGCAAATTTGCGCCGCGATCCCGCGCGTCACGGTGTTCCGATCCGATGCGAGTTCGTGCAACGAATCTGACGACAAGGATTGGCTGCTGACGCAAGCCTTCGCCTATGTGCCAGAGATGTACAGACGTGGCAACCCCGAGTCGCCATGGTGGGGGCTGCTGATCGACGGTGACGAAGAACTGATGCCGGATGATCTGCCGACGGTTGCCGCGATGGCCGAGAGTGACGCGCACGCCTTCAGGTTCCGCATCCCTTATCTCTGGAACGATGAGAACACAATCCGAGTTGACGGGGTCTACACGCACATGGCGCAGGTCGGGCGGCCGTCGATGTTCCGGCTCATGAACGAGCGCTTTCGGTTTCAACGCACTCGGTTCGGCAGCAGCGGTCAGAATTTCCACTGCAGTTCTGTCCCTCAGGAAATGCTCCATCACGCCCGGTCGTCCACGGCGCGGCTCAAGCACTGGGGATACATGCACGCGGAGGATCGGATCCGGAAGTATCACTGGTACAACCAGCACGATGCCAACAACGCGACAGAGGATTGCTATCGGCACATGGTAATCGGGGACCTGTTCCCTGCCGAGAGTCGCTTCGTTCACGCGGGCCCGCTGCAACTTGAGCCGCTCATCAGAGGAGATCAATGTCGTTCGGCAGCCTAATCCTCACGGTCACGAGCCCGGTGCAGACGTTCGCAGAGCCGGTGACGCTTGCCGAGGCGCGAGCCTGGCTTGAGCTTCCAGAGTTCGAGTTTGAGACCTCGCCGCAAATTGCCCCCGACAGCGACCGAAACGCGATGATCGAATCCCTCATCTCTGCGGCGCGCCATCAGGCCGAGATCCAGGAGGACAAGGATCTCGTCAGAAAGCAGTGGGATCTGCATTTGGATTCTTTTTACGACTGCGACTCCTTCGTGGACTATTGGTCCTACGCAGGAGCGGTCAGGCCCCGCGGCCCGCTGGTTTCCGTCGATCTGGTTCGCTATCGGGACAGCGATGGCAATTATACGACACTGACGGAGGACACCGATTACATTGTTGACATTCCAAGAGCACTCATCCTGCCGACCTACGGGAACTCCTGGCCGTCGTTCACGGAATGGCCATCGAGCGCGGTTCTGATTCGCTTCACCAGCGGATACGCTCCCGAGGATGCCTTCTGGAACGACGCCGGGAAATCGATTAAGCTCGGCATGCGCTACTTAATCTCTGCTTGGTTCAATAATCGCTTGCCGTTCGAGAGCGGCAACAAAGAGGGCATCAGCGAGTATCCGTGGACGGTATCGGCCCTTCTTCGGAGCGTCCCGAGGGTTGGATGAGATTGGACGGCGCAAAGATCGTCAACCCTGGCTTGCTCCGACACATCATCATGTGGCAGCAGAAGGTGTATATCACTCAGGACAGCTTCGGACAGGACGTTTACGAGTGGCAGAACTTCGTCACGACGCCGTGCCGGGTGACCGCGCTTCAGGGCCGGGAGTTGGAAGCGGCGATGCAGCGTTGGGCCGAAGCGCGATTCAAGATCGAGAGCCAGTACGTGAAAGGGATAGTGCGGGCAATGCGCGGACTATGGGGTGACCGCTACCTGGACGTCATCGACGCTGAGGACCCATTCGGGACGCGGATGTCACTATTGATCTACGCGAAGGAGTGGGCGGCTTGATTCAAGGAAAGGCATTCTGTCAGCGTGGAAACAAACGGGATCAACGTCGATAACTGTGGCGAATTAGCCAGTACAACGTAGTTCGAGAGTTCTCCGTTATCGTATTGAAACAAACAAATTCTAAACTCTCCGTCTTCCTCGCAGATGTCAAGTAGTAAGTTAGGTTCAAATCTACGCTCTGCTTCCCATCCACCAGTGCGAAGCAGTTGAAATCCAGAGAAGCCTAAGGCGCTCAGCTCAGAAGGAAGTTCACTGTAACTCGTCATTGTTGTCATTATGGCACGCTCAGCGGTAACTCAAAGCCGCCTCCGCAAGATCGGAGCGGAGATCGGAATCGACGGCATCGAAGAGATCCAGGCCAACATAGCGCGGACGCTCACGCGCGCCAGCGGGGAACAGTTCAAAAAAGAAGTCTGCATGCCCGCGGCGATGATCATAGTGCGCTCGGCCAGAGAACGCGCGCCGGTTCGCACGGGCGCGTTGCGTTCGGCAATCTTTGCGGCGCTAGGTGATCGAAAAAAGCCGAACGTGATCGTGGGCGTCAATTACAAGCGGGCTCCGCACGCCCACCTCGTCGAGTACGGGTTCAGCGGAGCGCAGGGGCATCCCTACATGCGGCCGGCGATCACGGCCAATCGTTCGGCAGTGGCCGCGTCCTTAGCTAAGGACATGAGGAAGTTGATCGGAGCGCCGTTTACAGGTCCGGCGGCGCACTTCTCGATTGGCGGGGAGTTCCTGTGACCGTCGAGGAAAAGATGTTCAGCATTTTCCAGGGGCTGGCGGCCGTCACCGCCATTGTGCCAATCGAGCGCATCAAGGGGCCTGGAGATTGGCAGAACCTCGCGCGGCCCTACATAGTGCATTTCCCTGTAGCGGTGGAGCCGATCCACACGCATACAGAAGGGCTGATGGGTCTCAAGATTTGGCGGTTCTATCAGGTCTCGATCATTGCCGCGAGCTATGGTTTGGCGGCTACGATTCGTGACGTCCTGATTGACGCGCTCGATGGCTACCACGATTCCGACGTGAATCGAATCGCTTATCTCGGCGTCGGGATGACCAACTTCGACACGGATAAGAAGATTGCCGAAATGGCTCTGAATTTCGAAGTATCTGAGGGGCTGGCAGCATAGCTCCCGCAATATTCGGGGAATTCTCCCGGATGCTCACCACGCGGACTGTCGCGACGATAGACCGCCAATAGTGAGCCCACATTGTATCCACCGCCGAGAGGCAGAGGAGAAACACAATGGCAGCAAATGGTGTTCTTGGGAACGGCACAAGGGTAGGATACTCCGCCTCATCCCCCGTAAGTTGGACGCGCGTAGCCCAGCTTCTCAACGTAGTAATTCCCGGCCTTGAATTTGACGAGGTCGAAACCACAGTCCACAGCACAAGCGGACTTCGCCGGTTTATGCCGGGCCTGGGGGACGTTTCAGAAATGGAACTGGAGCTTTTGGCCGACCTGGAAAACGCGACGCACCTTGCGCTGCAAACCTACCAAGCTGCGCGTACCACGCTTTATTGGCGCATCGAGATCCCGGTGAATCGCGCGCAAACAAGCTTCAAGCCGGTTGAGTTCGCAGGGTTCGTGAAAAAGTGGATTCCGCAACCGCCGATTGACGACAAGCAAACCATTATGTGTACGGTGCGCTTCGACGATACGGCATTTTCGCTGTTGGCGGTCGGATCGGCCACGATCACGTAGCGTATGCCTCCGACCACGAATGCGGACGGCATCAAGCCCGTCTTTTACAAAACTCCCGATGGGGTGGAGCGCGAACTGCGCTTCACCTTCGGGGCTCGGAAGCGGATTGTCGATCGATTTGGGATGCAGCTCAAGGATGCGCTAGACAAGTACGACACGGGCGCGCTCCCAGAACTGCTCTATGCCTGCATGTATGACGAGCACGGGAAACCGCCTAGCAATCTGAGCCTGGAGTCGTGGCTTGAGAATCCGGACTCTGACCAAGCTCCCGTCATGATGGCGTCACTCATGTCCGCGGCTTCCCAGGGACGCGCGGAAAAAAACGAACTGGAGGCGCTGATTCGCGCGGGGATGGAGAGGGAAATGGAGAAGTTGATTGGCTCTATCTCTGGTCTTTCTCCCGACAGTGCCTCAATCTCACAGACCGAGAATTCTGGTTTCTCACAGAACGGGAATTCGGAGCACTCTGCGACCGATACACCGAACTCCGAGAACTCGACAACTACCGCTTTGGGCTAGCCGCGGCGGAAGTCCACAACTCAGTGCCGACAAAGCAAAAACGCAGAGCCAAACAGCCCCTGGATTATTTCGGCAAGAAGGCCGACAGGGCACCGCGTGAACCTCAAACTCCTGAACAAATGTTAGCCGTCTTCGAAAGCTTGGATGCAGCGTTGAAGGGACGTAGATGAGTTCACCTGTGATCGTTTCCTATCAAAAAGACATTTAGAATGAGTTCATTAGGGGACCTTTTTATCACAGTTGGCGCGGACATCGCTAATTTCCGTACAGCGATGGGCGACGTTAACGACGCGCTCAAGCAATCCGCCCGTGAGGCCAAATCTGCGTCCGCCGGCTGGTCCGAGATGTTCGGCAATATGCAGCGAATAGGAGCGGGGCTGACGGCCGCGGTCACGGTTCCTATTGTCGGAATCGGTGTCGCTGCTGTCCAGATGTCCGAGCAGATAAATATGGCGCGCATGGGATTCACGACCATGCTCGGGAGCGCCGAAAAGGCCGGTGACTTTCTCGAAAAGTTGAAAGCGTTTGCCGCCTCTACCCCGTTTGAATTCCCCGATCTGCTCATTGCGGCCAGACGCATGACGGCGATGGGCTTTTCTGCGGAGCAAGTAATTCCCATGCTCCGCACGATTGGGGATGCTGTGGCAGCAGTAGGAGGCAACGCACAGACAATCGACAGGGTTACGCTCGCCTTTGCGCAAATGCAAGCTAAGGGTAAGGTTTCAGCACAGGAGATGAATCAACTTGCAGAAAGTGGTATCAAGGCGTGGGAGTTTCTAGCGAAGTCTATTGGGAAAAGCGTGCCTGAAGCAATGAAGCTAGCCGAGAAAGGAGCTATCTCAGCGAGCATTGCGATCCCCGCCATTCTTGCCGGAATGCAGGAAAAATCAAAAGGGCAAATGGAGTTGATGAGCAAAACGCTGACGGGCGTCTGGTCCAACTTTGCCGAGAAGTCAAAATTTGCGCTCGCCGATATAGGAAATACTCTTACCCCGATCCTGACTAATCTTGTCAAAGACGTTGCGATGCCATTGCTCGAATGGGTGAAGGATCTGACGGGCGCTTTTGCAAAGCTCGATCCAGGCACGCAAAAAACAATCCTTGGATTCACTGCGTTGGCTGCCGCTGCGGGACCTTTATTGTTGGTTGTGGGCACGCTTGGGCAAGCTTTTGTGTCGGTCACGAATGCGGCGCGAATTATGGGTATCACCATGTCCGGACTGATGTCCTCGATCCCTTGGGTTGCCCTCGCAGCTTCTGTGCTCACGCTGGCAAAGGCCATGTATGACTTGCACGCCGCTGAGGATGCGCTGGCTAAGTCGGGGGACGATCAAGCGCGGTCCATCGCCAAACTCGAAGCGCATCTGAGAAGCCTTGGCATTGCGCTACCTGAAGTGTCCAAGTTCTATCGCGACGGAACGATGACCGGCGAGATGTACACCAAGCACTTGATCGCCCTCGCAAAGGCTCACGGCGATACCGTCGAAGTTACCGAAAAGCACAAGGATGCTCAACTCAAACTCACCCAGTCCGCCGAGGAAGCGGCGAAGGCCCTGAAGCACGCTGAATCTGTCCTGGGCGTTTCCAAGATCAACACCGCGGAAGCGACCTCCGCCTACAACCTACTTCACGCCGCTTGGAATGCTGGGAAGATAACCTCAATCGAGCTTCAGAAGGCATACGATGCGCTCCAGCAGCGCTTGGTGGCCGCTGGCAAGGCCGTAATCGCAGAAGTTACTCCCGCATGGATCGCGCTCGGCCAGGCGCAGGAGAAGGCGAAGGCAGGCACGCAGGCCATGCTGACGGCTATCGCGGATTGGGTGAACGCAGGAGAAACCTGGGGAAAGAAAATTCAACTCGCGACCATCGCCCACAACGACCTCGGATACAGCATGAAGGGCTCGAAACTTGAAGCGGCGGACCTAGCGGAGGCGCTGATGGTGCTCTCCGGCAAGTACCCGAAGGTCGAGCAGGCGGCTGTAGACATGAACAAGGCCATCAAGGGCGGCATCGTCGAGACGGCCGCCATCATGCGCAGCGTTGGCGTCAAGAGCCAAGAAGAATACCGGACAGAGGTCACAAAGTTGGAGCGGGCACTAAAGGATGTGCAGGCGCTTCAGCAGCAAGGCAAGGCTACTTCGATGGACGTGGCGCGCGTAGAAATGGCGCTTCTGCGGGCTCGAATCGAGGCGCACGACGAACTGACGGAAGCGGAGAAGAAACACTACCAACAGTTGAAAATCATGCTCGATCCGGTGAAGGCGCTCGATTCGGCGTACCGGACGATGTTGAACTCGATCAAATCCGCCTTCAAGCAACTTGAAGACGATGTGGCCCGAGGCATCGCCCGGTCGATTGTGGAAGGCGAGAACCTCGGCAAGGCGTTCAAGAATATCCTGAAGAACATCGCCGAGGACATCATTACAATTCTCATCAAGGGTGCGCTCGCAGAGCTTGTTCAGGCGATTACTGGCGTCAGCGGCGGGCTGGCGGGAATCTTCGGCGGGGGAGCCAGTGCGGCTGGGGGCGCAGCAACGGCGGCCGGTGGGGCTGCTACATCGGCGGCGGGCGGTGTTGCCTCGACGGCAGGCACTGCGACAGGCGCGGCCTCGACGGCTGTAGCGAGTAGCTTGTCTGGCTGGATCGGCGCAATCGGCAGCGCCGCGACTGCCGTTTCTTCAATCATCGGCAACTTCCAGTCGATGGCCATGAACAAGTCGCTCGATCTGATCGAGAAATCAACCCGCTTCTCCGAAATCTACCTGTATTCGATCTTCGAACAGTCCCTGAAACAATGGCCGAAGCTCGATCATCTGGTTGACATTTGGGGGGCTATCCTGGACCTGCCTGAGCGTTTGCAATGGCAGTTCTCTGGCGGCTTCGCTGGAGTCACGGCGGCCGGCGGCGGCGGCGTCACCTTTCAGATCAACGGTGGATACTTTCTCAGCAGCCGGGCACTCGACGAGTTCATGGATGAAGTAGTGCGACGGCTGAAGCAGCGCAACGCGTAAATGGTTATTGTGCAATGGCTTGTATGGGGTGGACATCAAAGCGACTGTTTCTTTGTCCACCCCCGCGCTACCTTTCTCTGCTTGCGGTTCTCCTGATGTCATTCTCACCAGCCTTCGCGGTCACAATCGGAGGGACTTCTCCTGTTCAGGAAATCGGCATTTCTCCTGATTCTCTGAATGTCCATCAGGTCCTGAAGCAGCGCTCGACGTGTGAGTTTCGCGTTCCGGATACGGAAGCGAGCATCCTGATAGAAGAAGGACGCGAGGTTCTGGTCTATGACGACCTGGGGGCGCGGATCTTCGCTGGAACGATTGACGAGGTGGGGCTGCAAGTTCAGCCTGGCGCCGGTCGGATTGAGCGGTTTTTTGAAGTGCGCTGCATCGACTTCAATCAGTTGGCGGACAAGCGATCCGTTGGCGAGTATACCTGGACGGATACTGCGATTGGCCAGATCGTCCGGGACATCGTTTCCCAGTCGATGGACGGAGACGGAGTCAATATTGACGGCGTTCAGGATGGCCCTATTATTCCACTGTTCCAGACCCTTTATGGAACCTGTGCGGAGGCATTCACGGAACTCTGCAAGGTGGCGGCGGCGCTCATCAGTTCGCCGGCAAGCGGTCTCGACGGATTGGAGTGGCAGTGGTTCATTGACTACGACCGCAAACTGCACTTCTTCGCTCCGGGTTCTGTGACCCCTATTGTCGAAATGGTCGGGGATGACCCGGACGACCTGTTCACAGCAGAGCCCACGCTCGCCACAATAGACCTGACGGCAGACGATTTCAAGGCTGGAACCCTGCGTGTGCGTGTAACGCGCGAGCGGTACGCCAACAAAGTCGTCGCACTGTTCAATGGTGAAGTTGCGGTCGCTTTTGACGAAGTCGAGATCGCGGCCAGGACCGTCATCGAGGGCACCAGCGGGATTTACGAGAAGGTTTTTAAGTTGGACGACAGGACGGTAATCACCACTCTCCAGGAGTATGCCGACGCACAACTGGCAAACCTCAAGGAAATGTCCAGGGTCCTGAATGGATCCACTCAGCGGAAAGACTTACGTGTGGGGCAAACGGTCTATATCGGTGCGGCAGGATACGGCGAGGCTCCGTCCCCTGACGTCTCATTCCCTTATCTAATTCGATCTATCACTATTCGCGACGAGCGGGCAACGGTCCTGTGGAGGGACATCGAAGCAATCGCCGGGCCACTGACGCTCGATTATGTGGAGTGGATTCGGGAACTGCGCGGCTCATCTTCAAGCGTAGCTGTTGACGACCTGGGGGTGATCGCCTATGCCTGATTACGCCCAGGCGGTAACTCGCAGGAACTGGGAGAAGCATGGGGAGCGCGTCTCGGTTTTTGACTTCGGCGCGAAAGCCGACGCCGCTCTAGTCCTGGACGGCGCGATCAACAACGGCAGCACTACATTCACATCCGCAATAGCCGATTTCACCGAAGCGGATGTCGGCAAAATTATCTGGATAGAGGGGGCAGGCGTTCCGAGTGGTTCTTATACGCAGACTAAGACCCAAGCAACTACTTCGGCTCAAGACCTGTTGACGACCATCGTATCCGTCAACAGTCCAACCAGCGTGGAAGTGGCGGATGCGGCCAGCGCGGATGTATCTAACATCGAAGCCCGCTGGGGGACGGACAGTACACTTTCCATACAAAAAGCCTTTGACGAGGCTATGAACAAAGGTATCCAGATTGCCTTCCCGCGAGGGAAGTATCTCACTACCGACTCCATAACGCTGCGCAGCGATCTATCCATCAGCGGAGAAGGGTATGTCTACACGTCCTGGAAAACAAATGCCGCTTCGATGGTGATGTGCTGCGCCAACGTGCCCGTGATGCAATCTTTGGGCACGACAGAGGAAACCGGCCTTTCAAACATTAACATCTCCGGCCTTACGTTTAGAGGAACTCCTCGCCCTGGCTCAAAAGGGGTCTACTCCGCGTTGACACTGGGCGCGTCGATTAAACACTGCGCATTCTCGATCTTTGGAGACCAGGCCCTTTTCCTCGACAGTCACGGCATATTTGGAATTCACGTTCATGACTGCTCGGCCACGGACTCCTGCCTTGTGGACGATAGAACGGACTATGTAGGGTGCTTTGAGTTTGGCCCCAGCGATCTGTTTATTGCGCGTCTTGAATCGGCTGGCCCCGGCCTTTTCTGGGGACCCGGTCTTTACGGCAGTGGCAAGATTGCGGGCATAAAAGTAAGCGGCAACAACTCCTGGGTGTCGGACTGCATGGCGGCAGGGTCTCAGATTGGATTCCACATTGGAGCAGCCAGCCCTGTAGTTCAGCTAACAACTACGCTAACGAATCTCCGGGCGGATCAGAATCAAGGCCACGGGTTTGTTGTTGATCAGAATAGCTGGTCGTGCCACTTTATCGGCTGTCGCTCCCACAACAACGGTTTGGACGCCGACGCAACCTATGACGGCTTTCACGTGGAGACTGGAACGCACCAGTTCACGGGCTGCCAGGTAACCAAGACTCCCGTCCCACTCGATCATCCCACTCAAGGATTCAATTTCAAATACCGGGATTGCTTCCACCTGAATGCAGGGTCGGATATCTACGAGCCGAGCAAATTTAATCTGTGCTTTGTCGGAGACGCCTACGTCGGGGATCGATTGAGCGTAGGAGGAGGTCGTCCTGACCATCTCTACACCAGGGACATCTACCATTACGAGGGCCTCACCAGGAAGCCAGTCGTTCTCTCCACCACCAACCATCCCGCCACGGATAAAGACGACTTCACGGTCGGGATGCAATTCAACGCGAAGGAGGACGCAATTTTCTTCGAGGCGGCTGATGGCGATGCGGACACGCGAACTTGGGCGATCGGGGCAAATGTTCTTCCAGGACAGCCCAACACTTTCGGGCTCGTCGCGCTTAACGATGATAGGGATTCGGCGATCGTTCCATTGGCGTTTTATAGAAATCTGACCACTGGCCTGATCGACTACATTATCTGGAAAGACAGCGGCGGGATTTATATCGAAGATTCCGTCGCCTTTCTGGATCTCAACACCTATCTGTCATTGAAAAAGGGAGTGTTTTTTGTCAAAGAAGATGCGGCGGTCGATGAAAAACGGTGGACGTTCGGGCCTGGGGCCGATGACGGCACCACGGGATCAGGGCAATTTTTAGCGTCGTTGTTCAATGACGCCACCGATGCCGCGGCGCCTTGGTTGATTGTAAATAGGTCTGGTATCAATCCGATCAGCATCAGGCTAACGGCGACCGACATCACGCTTGACGGGAACCTGCGGCTGGACAGCGCTGGGACAGGGACGGGGGGCGTGGCTGCTCTCAATCGAATAAAGTTCCTGCATAACAACCTGGATATCTGCACCGGCTCGGGAGATCCAAATGGAGAAATCACGGCCAATCCAGGGTCAATGTTCTTGGCTGCAACCGGCGAGATATGGATCAAGAGAGCGGGCAGCGGCAATTCTGGATGGGAGAAAGAACTTTCCGCTCCCAGTTCGCTGCCTGGGAACTCCATAGTCAGAACGGATGGAGGCGGCAACATTACTACCGGAGCCGTGGATTTGTCTTTGTCAACAGACGTTATCAACACCCTGGGGCTCACCCATGGAGGGCTCGGAGCGACTACGGCAGCGGGAGGTCGCATTACACTAGACGTGTACAGCAAGTCCGATGTGGACGGCATGATCGCTGCCATCTACACAGCTATTGCCGGCAAGGCTACTGCCGGAGCGGCTACAGGCACGTCAGCCGGCCACTCACATACTCAAACTTGAGTCAATCTCACTCAGATGTTTCCGGCGATTACCCATCGCACCCATAAATTTCAATGAAAACAGTAATCCTCCTTGCCGCCCTCTGCGCGGCCGCACTGCTCTCACAGACCAAGCAAGACCTGGGCAACAGGGCGCTCCGGGGCCCGTTGGTCTGGGTGCTCGACTCTTCAGGTGTGCCGGTTGCCGCGAATCTGGACAACGCCACGCTTGCGCTCGATCCGCCCGGTACGTCGGGCGGCCGGCCCACCTTGCGGGCGGTGATCCCGTCCATTGCGCCTGCAGTAATCAAGCAGCGGGTTCTCACTGTGACGTATACCGGCGTACCAATCGTGCTCCCGAGCGCCCCGGCAGCGAATATGCCCGTGACCGTTTTCTGGGGGCCCTTATACCAAAGGCCAACCGAGTATTCGGTTAGCGGACGAACGGTGACGATGGCTGCTGGATTCGTCGCCGGGGATGAGTTGACCTTTATATGGTTCGAATAGTAGTTCTGCTTGTCTGTGCTGTGGCGTCGGGACAGACTTTCCTGGAGCCTAACGCTCTCAATCGGGCAAGCGAGATCGGCATCCGTCCGGACTTCTTCAGTCACTGTGCAAATGGATCGAGCGCGTATCTCGGAACCGTGCGAGGGAACCAAGCCGAGATGCGGCAGGTACGCCATTACGGCTTGTGGATAGACGGCAAAATTCTCAATCTATGGCGTCCGTCTGAAGGGCCGTTGTCGATTACGATGCGATCCGCGGTCTCCGGATCAATAGCGTTGCGGTACGCATTACAGACTCCAAATTTCAATCTGATCGGGATCGAACTGGCGGATGTAAGGATCAGCGGCGGCGGCTGGGCGATGAGTTCGGCGGGTCGATTCAGCGGCCCTGCGCTGGCCAAGGTCAAAGTGTTGAACGGAGAATTCGTCTCGATAGATGCGCATGCGCATGCGACGGCATGCGACAGTTACCGGGATATCCGGGAATAGCCTCTTCAAAGCCCTTCCAAAAACAAAAGGAAATACGTCCATGACTAAACGCTTGGCATTCATTGCCGCGATTATTTTGTTTTCTTTCGCCCAACCGGCGCGCGCCGATTCTTTTCTCTGCCGCATCTTCGGGATCGGCTGTCCGAACCCGAACGCACTACCGCCTTTCGTTCCGAAGTATGAGCAAAACGTATTGCTCATCAGCCCATTCAAGCCTCCGACTCCGCTGAACGAGTGGTACTTTGCCACCGCGGAGACTGCGGAAGAAGTCTGCAGGCGCCTCGAATGCCAAGCCGTCCGCACCCGGCCGGAGTGCAGCATGGGCGGTGCGCCGAATACGTGCACCTCGCCTGAGAGAGAAATCGCGTTCGTGGATATCATCCGCAACGCCGGGATTTACGCGAGTTATTGGACCCGCAACCCGGAGAATGAATTTCCAGGGCTTGCCCTGAAGTTGGCGAAGATGCAACTCGCCGCGGAACGGAACCAGCAGAAGAAGTCTATCAGGCTGGCTAAGGCGCGGGCCCGCATTCGATAAATCGGAGCACACCATGAAAACCATTCTGATTCCACTCATCGCCGCCGCGCTGGCCATAGCCGCTGAGAAAGCGCCGAAGACCCCGGATCCGACGCCGGCCGCGCCAGTACTCACCGCAGTGCAGAAACTGAAACTCCGGGACGCGCAGGTGCTTGCAATCAGCGCGGAAAAGAAATTCTCGGATTACATGCAGACCATCCAGCGACAACTTGACTCGCTGCCTGAATATCAGAGCGCCAAGAAGAATCTGGAAACGACTACTAAGGCGTGGCAAGCCGCGATCATCGAAGCGCGTGAGGTCGTGAAGTGCCCTGACTGCGATCTGAATCCAGAGACGCTGGCCCTGACGCGACCTGTCCCGAAGCAAGCAAAAGTCGAAACGGAAAAGCCAAAGCAGTAGCGCTTTAAGGCAATTGGAACTATCCCACAATGTCAGCGCCCCACTACGCCGAACTCCCGACGGCAAGTCGCCACTACATCGACGAAGCCAGTTGGAACGCGATCAAAAGCCGGTTTGATAGCCTCGGGCAAACGGGCCTGCCGGCCTTCTCGGCGTTACCAAGCACGACAAAGCCTTACATCAACCAGCCTAGCTGGGATGCGCTAGTGGACGAAGTGGGCTTGTTGGGAGGGATTTCAGGCAGCGATGTGCTGACCTTTTCTGTAATCGCTGATGGCGCGAGTCAAGCTCTAACCTTTGCGCTCATTGGAGCGGTCATCGGTGATCAGGTCATCCCGTCCTGGCCGTCCACGCTAGAGGCTGGGCTGTTCGGGACGATGCGGGTGAGCGCCGCTGACACGATTGAAGTGAGGCTCGCCAACCTGACTGGCGCGAACGTGACACCGGCGGCCGGACAGACCTTTGGTGCCACCGTGGGTATCGGAAGCGGCCTGACAACAGCGCCGCTGACCTTCGCAGAAATCCCAGACGGTGGAATTGGAGTGGGCACGTTTACGCTTCCCGGCGCGACTGTCGGGCAGAAGGTAGCGCCCGTTTGGCCGTCCACACTTGAAGCCGGGCTGCTCGGCATGATGCGGGTGAGCGCCTCAAATACAATCGAAGTCCGACTGGCGAACTTAACGGGCGCGAACATGACGCCAGTAGCCGCGCAAGTTTTCGGCGCCACTGTTTTCTAAAAGGAAAATACCCATGAAAATACTACTCTCCATCCTGTTGGTCGCTTCGACGGCGTTCGGGCAGGGTCGCATCGTTCGGGCGAATGGCGTCAATGCGCAGACCGGAACAACCTACACTTATCTCACCGGAGACTTCGGCAAGATAGTCACTCACAGCAACGGTAGCGCGATCGCCGCGACCCTTCCTCAAGCGAACAGCACAACGTTTCATTCCGGATGGATGGTGGACGTACAGGTCATCGGGGCCGGCACACTGACGATCACGCCCACCACCAGCACGATCAACGGCGCGGCGACTCTCGTGCTTACCTCGGGGCAGGGCGCTCATATCGTCAGTAATGGCACGAACTACACCGCCGTGCTTGGGAAAGGGGGCGGCGGTGCCGGGGACCTTTTGGCGGCCAACAATCTGTCCGACGTGTCGAATGCGGGAACGGCGCGGACCAACCTTGGCCTTGCCATCGGGACGAACGTGCAGGCGTATGACGCTACGCTGCTCAGTGTCGCCGCCCTCGGCACGGCCGCCGATAAGATCGCCTATACGACCGGCGTAGACACTTGGGCAGAGACCGCCATCACGTCATTCGGCAGGTCGCTTATTGACGACGCGGCGGCGTCGAACGCGCGGACAACGCTCGGGCTGGTGATCGGAACCGATGTGCTGGCTCCCACCGGAACCGGCGTCGGTCTGACAGCGCTTCCAAAGCAGGATATCACGGATGCGCCGGCCTTTTGTTCCGACGCTGGCTCGAACGATACCTACGCCTGCTCCCTTTCACCTGCGATTACCGGGTATGTGACTGGCACCCATTACCGCTTCAAGGCCAATACGATCAACACTGGAGCCGCGACGATCAATCTGAACTCTCTAGGCGCAAAAACGATTGTGAAGGTGGCAGGCGGTATCACCACGGCCCTTGCTGACGCCGATATCCGCGCCGGCCAGTGGGTGGATGTGGTCTACGACGGCACCAACATGCAGATGCAGAGTCTACTGGGGAATGCGCCATCAGGGTCCGGCACCCCCGGCGGCTCGAACACGGAACTCCAGTACAACAATGCTGGAGCTTTTGGCAGCGTTACCAAGTTCACCACCAACGGTACAACGACCATCACCGGCATCGCGACCTCCGTTCTCGACATGAGCCTCGGGGCCATCACCCCGCCGGCAGCGTTCGCCGGAACCGGACTGGTCACCTCAGGCAATTCCCTCGCCCTCGACACCAGCTACACCGGAACGAACTTCGCCCGCGTGAATGCTGCCTCTGCCTACGGGGCTTTCTTGCAGGACTTCTCTCTAGCGAGCGTGAGAATGCCTAGCGCTGTTGGATTCACCAGCACGACCGCCAATGATCTCTCATATCAGTCCGTGCTGAATGTCTACATGTATGGCAACGGCAGCGCGACTCATACGCTGGCTCGGTCAGCAGGAGCGCTCACCGCAACCAGAATGATCTTCGCTGGCACGGCAGGCGTGCTTTCCGACGATGCTGACTGTACATTTGCTACCGACACTCTAACTTGCACAAAGATTATCGGATCAACCTCAATCACCGACAGCGGTCTCACCGCTACCCGTATGGTGTTCGCGGGGACTGGCGGCCTATTGTCGGATGACGCCGACTGTACTTTCGCAACGGATACTTTGACTTGTACTAAGTTGGTCGGTTCTACCTATGTTTCAGGGCCGGTGGATCTCACGACTGGAACCTCGAAGACCTTCTCTTTGGCCTCTGGCTACTTTGAATGCACAGGTACCTGCACAATCACCATGCCCGTTCCGGCAGCGGGTAAGCAGTACTGCGTCCGCAACGCCAACAACGTCGCCACGGTTATCACGTTCGCCGCGATTGGTTCGAGTGCGATGTATGAGAATCAAGCTGGAACGGCTTACGGAACAGCGGGAACAGGAACCCTTGTTTCAGGCGGCGCGGCAAGGGATCAAGTGTGCTTGGTCGGGAAAGACTCAACCCACTATGACATCTTCAGTGTCAACGGAACCTGGACGGTGAACTAACGTGCCACTAAAAGCATTTATCGTATTTTTGGCCTCTGTATGTTTGCCTGCGCAGATTCTAGCGCCTATTACGGGCGGTCGTCTAGCCGCTGGCAGTTCAACGCCTTCACTAGTAGCGTCCGTATCCGGCGGTACGCCGCGAAATAACGCCGATCTGCTTGTAGGAGCGAAGGTCACCATCGGCGGATCTAATGTCGTCGTCACGAACATAGGACGGTGGTGTATTTCTGGTAACTCCGCAACGCACGCCCTGAAAATTCTGGCAGGATCAAATGCAGCGGAATTAGCCACGGTAAACGTAAACATGACTGGCTGCACGCCGGGAACATTCAAGTACGTCGCCTTATCTTACACAATGAATGCTTCGACCGCTTATTATCTCGCCTCCGAGGAAACTAACGGTGGAGACCAGTGGCTCGATGACGACAGCACGGTGACCCTTACTGCCGCTGCAACTCTGAATAGCTCTGAGTATGGGGCGGTTCTTTCTATGACCACGCACACAGCAGGGAAATTTTACGTTCCTGTGAGCGTTCAATACTGACCATGAGAACACTATTGCTTTTCTTTGCAGCGACGGCTTTTGCCGCGCCAGTCCCAATCGTCAAGAACCAGTTCTACCGGCTTCCTGTCGGCAAGAACTATTTCACCGTTTACCAGTCCACCGACACGTCCAGTTGTACCAGTTCTTCAAATCCCCAGCGCGTCAACCTTCCCTCTGGCTGGACTCGCGCAAAGGTTCAGTTCCAGCAGGATTACAACACCACGAATACGACCGTTGACAGCGCTGACCCCGCCGAGTTCTGCTTCCCGTTCACGCAGGCAAGCGGGGCGCAGTATGGCGGCATCCGATACGTGTACGGGCAACTTGATGGCAGCAACAACCTCGTTGGGGTTCTGAGTGATCAGACCGTCATAGCGATTCCCCAAGCGCTACAGACCGGCACGATCACCTTCCCTCAGACGATGGTGGGCTTCCCTGGCCTAGAGAAGTCGATCTCCTACAATATTCCGAGCGGCACACTGACAGGCACAACGGCTGCGTACTTCCAGGTGAACAACTATTCTTATTTTGGGAAAGGTTCCTGGAAGGTCAACAACAGCCCATGGCGCACGTTTGAATCGTGCCTAGATCAAACAACTCTGGCGACCGGCATAAACAGCACCACGCGCACCATCGTGGTTGCCGATGCGACGTGGATACCAGTCCCAAACTACATCTACATTACCGATGTCGATACCGGCCTGAGCGAGCAGATTCATATCGCCAGCAAAGTCGGGAACACGCTGACCGCTGATGCCGTGTGGAGAACTCAGCAAGGCACCGGGCGAGGTTATGGCAGCGTTCAGGACAATCTCGGCGTGGCTCACTCATCGGGAGCCATCATCACCTTGGCAAACCTGCAAATGTTATACGGTGGCGTCGGCGGAGGGTTCAATACGCTAAAGTTCACCTGCGCCCTACCAGCCGGAACCCTCACACTCGGGGCCAATACTATCTCCATGCGGTTCGATAATTTGCTGGACGATTCTAGTGGCTTCCGGGTTATCAAGATTGACCTGTTGAGTGCAGCCGGGACCGTTCTACAGGATACGACCATCGCGCAGGAAGATCCTTCAACGTGGACTGCGCCGGCAGGTAGCGATGTAACCCGCGGATTGACGGCCTGGACCACTGCGGCGCTCAAGAGGCCAAGCGTGCCTGGATACAGCAGCGCCGTCTTCTGTAAGGATTGTCACGCCGTCGATGGCAGGGATCTGAAGTACTTCGCCTACTCCCCTACTGCTATTCAAGCTCGCGCTCTCCTTCATGACCTGACTCAGCAACAGGCGGACGATATAAGCGCATATATCTTAAGCAACGCTTCGCCAGTGTGGGGCCGTCCCTGGAACCCTCCCTACCAACCCGGTCCTGGCCTAAGCGCTCTCAGCACGGCTAAATGGGCCGGCGGTGCACCTGATGGAATAAACGCCGTGCTAGACCGCGACAGGGACATGTTCGGCTATCTAATGTCCCCCTACGACGGCACCGGCACAATCACCGATGCCCATGCCGTGAGTGCCTTCGATCCCACGGTTGCCATGAACCCCCACGATATTCCGTTAGCTCTCCAATTCCCGGACTGGAATCATTGGCTTCCGCGCATTCACCCGATCGACGCTTGGGGATCGGCCTGGACATCCAGCGCGAATCCGACCAATTACGCCGCTATCCGCTCTGCGATCACGCCGGGGTCATGCGCTTCTTATGCCAACTCAACCAACCAAGCTCTATGGGATGCCTTCGCAGCGGGTATGGATACGTGGCTTCAGATCACTTTACCGGCGACTGGAACGCAAGGCAATCCCAGACTGCAATCCAAAGTCTATAGCAACGGACTATGGGAACTGGTGAAGACTTGGGAAATTATGCAGGAGTACGGGCTGGAAGGCTGCTATCAGACGGTGTACGCCACTCCGCTCTCGACGCAAACACGCGGCTGGAGAATCCTGCGGGTGCCGTTCGATATGTCTCCCAATATCCAACACTCCGTTGTCAGCGCATCTTTGTGCGGAAACCCGTGCAATATGCGCGGGGCGTACTCGCCGAATCTGAAAATCCCTCAATACACTCTGCACAATTACATTTCCGCTATCTGGTACAACGTGCAGCTAATGATTGCTACCAACAATAAACATGTCAGCGGGCAGTCTCCGCAAGATTGGAGCTACCTGCAAGACTTCCAGTGTGCCAACATGCAGTACCTATCCCCTGGCCAGGCCGGAAACTGCTTCTTGTTCTACGCTCAACTGTTGCGAACGATGTACGGGAACTCCAGCAACGTCACACCGACCAGCGCAGCGGCTGGCCCAGAGATAGGCCCGGGTGGTGGATACGTGGCGGCGGACATCGAAGTGCGCTTACTTCAACCCAGCTACAACCGCTACATCTTCCAGGACATGACAGACGGCGAAGTGGCCTCACTGTTCTACGGTCTTCTCACAAACATCAATACCCAAAATGCCTCGTATACCAATACCCAATGGGGCGACGGAGCAACGGCCTCTCCCGGAAATATAGAGCCCAGGGCTACCAATGTCCATTGTGCGGGGAACGGAAATGGCGGGGCACAGTGGCCCTCCCGGTTCATGTGGTGGCTCACAGGGATTCAGTACTTTGGCACGGTCGCCTCTCACGCCTTGATGCCGACAGCCATTTCCAACGCGATTACCTGGGCGGCAGGAGTGTGGACTGGGACGGACTTTACCAAAATCAACACAACAGGTAACGGATATCTGAGCGGGTCCTACGATGTGCAGGTACAGAACTACTGCGTGCCTTGAACATTTGCGGACTCTGTGCCGTCTACCGAAGGGTTCGCCACGCGCCGTCAGGTTCTTTGAATGGGCCACCGTAAAACGTTCCGTCGATACTTAGATACCATCCATCGTGCCGTTTTATTGCTTTCGCAATTCTTATGGTTCCCGAACCGTCTACATATTGCTTACCGTTCTTATCCCAAGTTAAAACTTCCGCAGTTCTGTTGGCGCAAGAAGTGGAGACTATCGTCAGCGCCGCAGCGAGTAAAGTCCTGACCATTGCGAGACGCCCTCCGAGCGTCGATTGCAGTCTATCAGGTAAAACCGAAACAAATATGAGCGGAAATGTTTTATGACAGTACGCGGAAGTTGGGGGTACTCATCTGGAAAGGCCGAGAGAATCCCGCATCTGAAGGTCATCCCGGAAGCCGACGCCAATGAAGCCATGCGCCAAGTGCTCGACGCGATGATTGAGCATTCCGGCGAGATCATTTGCGGCTGCGAACTGTGCGACGACTATCTGCTGGTGCGGGAGATTCTGCTGAAGAGGCTTCTGTGACGCTGACGGCCTGCGCGAAGTGCGGACGCGAACTCACGGTCGAGGAGTGGGCTGCGATGGCGAAGGTGTGCCGGGAGTGTAGGCGGTCAGAAAAGGCGGGCGGCGCGGGATCGTCCGAAGGTTCCGAACATTAACCGGAATCCCACCAAGCCTAGGCACAGATTGATTGGAGTGTGCCTGATGATATCCCACGGGATCGGAATGCGTTGCGTTAGGGCGACACTAAGAATTGACGTAGATAGGGCCACGTCTATCAGGCTGATTGCAACGAATATAGTCCAAAGAAAAGACTGCATACCGGCAGAATAACATGCTCCTGCCCATCCTGCTACTCCTCGCGCAAGACGCCCCGCTGCGCCGCCCGCCGATGCGCCGACCAGAACCTACCATAGTGTCCCCGCCCAGCCGACAGGCCGCCATCGCCAAGGCCCTGATCGCGCCGGATCCGCACGATTTGATGGTCCTGCTGGGACTGCCGGACTCATGGCCCGATCGCGATCCTGTGCTGATGGCGGCTCAGCCTCCGCAGCCGATCGTGCCGACCGCTCAGCCATCCAACAGGTCTCCTGCGAGCCTCGCGCAACCTCAGCCGGGCCCCGTGCTGGTGGCGAATCCAGATGCAGTTTTGGTGACAGTTTCTCCAATGAGCAAGGGAGCCTCCGAGAGAATTCTTGGAAAACGATTGGGAAAGATCGCCGCAGTATGGTTGGTGACCATGGAAAATACGGGCTTAGAACCTGTGATGATTGCCCCAAGCGCGATCTACCGGAGGATTAGCCAACTTGAGCCTTATGACCATGCCAGCATGGCCATCCTGACTGACGAGGGCGTGAAGAATGGCCTTCTAGCGCGTACCGGACGGGTCGCTGACGATACTGGCAAACTCCTAGCCTTCGCGATCGCATCCAATGCCATCAAGATTGCTGAATCGTGGCCAGGGGCGCTCGTCACTGGGGCAGTCTGGGCGATCCCGCAATTCATCCAGCGGCTCAAGGGCGCGGAGACTCCAGTCAGCGCGAATGTCGAGCGCTTAGGATGGATCGCGCCTGTTCAGATTGGACCGGGGGAGAGCGCGACTGCGCACATTTGGACATCGCAGTGGGACTCCCCGTCTCCGGTCAGTTTCTCGCTCGACGTGAGCCGCGTGGCGCTCAGAAAGAGTATTCAGTAGTGCGGGCGATCCCCGCGAAGGAGTAAAAACGTGCCTCCAATTCTCGTTTTACTGGCCATAATCTGGCTAGTCCTCTCGATCGTCTTTGGATATTTCTACGCGCAGGAAACGCGCAAGATGGTGATCGCCGGATTGATCGTCGTCATCATCCTGCTGCTTTGGTTCTTGGGGCCAGTGGTTCTAAGGGTGCCCTGATGCTCCTAATCTTGCTAATCGTCGTCCTGATCTTGCTGTTTGGTGGCGGCTTCGGCTACTACTCGCACACAAACTGGGGGCCGAATTACGGAGCCCCGGTTGGCATTGGAACGATCCTGCTCATCATCCTCGTTCTCTACTTGTTGGGAGTGTTTCGCCGATGAGTTCCCTCCCGATTCCAATCCTCTACATCCTCGCCGCCCTCGCCCTCCTTGCCGCCGGCGGTCTGATCGGGCATGTGGTCAGCGGCATCCGCCGTATGCCGACGACGACCGCCTACGGGCTGACCGCGCCACAGACCGACGCCCCGGCCCCACCTCCGCCTGAGAGTTGGGCTATGAAGAACACCGACAAGTTGCTCATCGCGTGCCTCATGGTCTTCTCCGTCCTAGTCACCCTCTACTCGCAATCCTCCAAGGACGCCGCCCAAACGCAGTTCTACAACGGCCTGACGAACACGCTCTCCGGTTGCCTAATCACCCTCGTCACCGGCGCGGTATTGCGCAAGACGACGGAGACGACCGTTACAAAGGACCCGGAGACGGGCCGACAGATGGGGATCGTCTCCGTAAAGGACGAGGAAAAGTGAGCCCTGCTCTCCAGGCTTCACTCGAAAAAGCGTGGACGGTCGTCACTGCCGCAGTCTGGGCGGCTGTTGGCGGAGGCGTGGGCGTCGTGGCGGACGCGCTGGACGACCTGAACACCTACCAAGGCCCGCTCGATTGGGCGCATCTGCGAAAGGTCTTTATCGCCGGGGCGATCATGGGATTTATCGGATGGATTCGCAAGGAGAAGGCCCTAGCAACGCCGGTGCCCCCTACGCCGCAGTCCGACGCGGCTGCGGTGAAGCGTGTGGCTGAGGCTGCGGCACCCACAGTGCCGGTCGTGATGGTCGTGCCGACTGAGACTTCGGCGGAGAAATAAACGGTGCCAGACATTCCCGTTCATGCTCCTGAGGTCCAGGTCGCGCCAACAACAACGACGCAGGAGAATATGACTCTTGCCGGGCAGCGACGAGTCAACCTGATTTGGGAATACACTCAAGCGATCATCGCGATCTGTGTCGTGTTCGCCAACATGCTCCCTCCGCTAATCGGAATGGTTAAGGGAAAAGAAGCGCCAACAACACCGGAATCGGTGACGAATACGCTGTTTCTCGTAATTGGTTTCTATTTTTCCCGCACTAACCACGCCGCGATTGGGGGGATTGGAAACAAGGCGGAAAGTAAGTATACAGGCCGATGACCCTCGACCTCAGCATTGACGAGTCCCGCGCGGTCCACACGACGCTCTGCATGAACTACGGCGAACTGCCCCGGCAGACGCGGCGCATCCTCGACGTGGTGCTCCTGCAAATGCGCCGGAAAGAGCCGAGCCTGCTGAGGAGCGAACTGAATTATCGAGCGCGGGAGCCGGAAGAAGAGCACTCAGGGTAAAATTGAAGTAAACACAGCGGCAGCGCGCCCGCCGGACAAGCAGACGCGCCGCCTGAGACAGAACGACGGTGACGCCGTGCTGTCCTCCATAACTAGGGAGGGTAGCCGTTTGAACGCGCAATTACAACCGGGGGATTTCCCTAGCCATGGACGCAGATCCGAAAGATCCGCTGAGCATCGTTACGAAACTCGGCGGCTTGGGTGTACTGGCCGCCCTGTTGCGAACGGTCATCAGCCGCATCTGGCCCACCAAGAAAGAATCGCTCGACGCGCAAGACGTGTTAGTTCAAAGGCTGCTCAAGCGGATAGAGACGCTCGAAGCCGATCTTGGCAATATGCGTGCTGATGACGAGAAGAGGCTTGAGGTGCTGCGCGTGGCGCTGGCAGAGTGTCGCGCTGAAGGCGCTCGATTAAAGTTCGAGGCTTCGATGCTCGGTCGCTTTATCCCGCCCACGCCTCCAGGAGCGTAAAATGGATTCAGGTATTTTTTGCAACCTGGAAGTGCTGCTTTCTGCACTATCGGGTATCGCCCTCTGGGAACTCGGCCGCACGGTGCGACACGCGATAGAGCATCGCAGCCATGAGCGCCGAAGTATAGCCTCTCGCGCCAATTTACTCGCCGCGCTCACGCGCCTGGAGCGAACCGTGCGGGGACAGGTCGACTAGCGCTCCTCCGGTTCCCGCACGGCATCCTCACGCTTCATGTGGTTGATTTCGGCCAACCTTAGCTGGCACGCAAAAAATTTCTCGGCATCAAGTCTCTGCCGGTTGGCTTCTTCGAGGGCTTTGGCGATGCGGACCAGTGCAAGGCAGATGTTTATCCAAGCCGCAGTTCCGGTTATGCCGATCATTACAGCGATAGCTGGAGCATCGCTCACGGCTGCTTCTCCTTGGCGATGGCCTCACGGGCGGGTATCTTCGTCTTGCCAGTCGATTTCTTCGGCTTAGGTATAACAATTCTAGGCCACTGTGTGTCTTTCAGCCTGCAAACCCAAAGCTGCATTTACTTCTCCACCGACTTTCCTCGAATCAGCCCACCGCTCACGGAGCTTTTATTGGGTGGTTCATACTGATGCGCCGTCATTGCGTTTTGTGATTTCATATCCGTTTCCGGCTTAGTTGTGATGGCCTCGCGGGCGGCGTCGATCATGCGCAAACTTCCGCACAGTATACAGTCTTCCCCGCTGCAAGGGTCGTCGCTACCGTCGTCTAGTGGATGGTGACAATCTAGATTCTCATACAGTTCCTGCCGAATCGCGCCTACTGTGAGACGGCGGTTTTTCCCTAAGCATGTGGCTTCTCATTTCGTGAGATCACATAAAACAGTTCCAGAAACATCACAAGCAACAATGCCCAGGAACAAACAAATCCTAAATCAGCAGCCGTAAAGCGCCCCGGCGACTGAGTCATTGAGATCCAATAGAATTTAACGCACCACATCCCGTCAATCACTATGGCCACTATCAACGATTCACTCATGTGGCCCAGCTTTGGTGTTGGCGACTGCTGGCGAAGACAACACTTTACAACGAAGGCACTGGTAAAACGATTGTCCCTCACTAACAATTTCGGGACGACACGCACAGCCCATTCGTTCCAGCGCCTCTCTCAGCGCCCTTACGCTCTCGGAGAGGGAGGCGATCTGAGCTTTATCGAAGTTCAGACAAGAGCCTAAATTCTCGCCAATCTCCTTGAGTCGAATTACGAGCGCTTCCGCCTTCTCTGCCCGCTCTCGTTCGACGGTGCAAGTTTTAACGGCTGCTTCGTAAGCCTGCTGGACCGTTAGATTTACTCGCAGAAGGTCGGCCACTTCAGCGGCGTGCGACTCCGCGATCCGCACGCGCTCGCCGCGCAGATAGCAGACTTCTTCCTCAAGTGCAGTGTTCGTGGTCGCTCGCGCTTCTTGTGTGGGTAGTTCGCTCATCCCTTCCTCCTCTTCGCCCTCTCCGCAGCCCGAAGCGCCTTCACCCGCTGGCACTCCCGCCCCTTGCAGTACTTCGTTTGCGGACACTCACCGACGTACCATTGCAGACAGCCCACGCACCTGAACTCGTGCGATCGCATGAGAAAGTAGGTCGCTGGCCGGCGCTCGGGGTGCGGCTCGAAGGGCGGGTTCATTTTACCTTGCGCCACTTTCGGCAATCCAAATCCCAGCAACCCTCACCATCTCTAGAGGGTGCCCCATTTTCTGAGATGGTCACGGCCAGGACTAACGCTATCCCAATCGCGGTGATCTCAATCACGTCAGGACCGTGCCCCTCATCGCCAACTAAACGAGTCCCAGGCACCCAGCCATTTTTCCTACATTTGTCTGCCGCTGTCATCACTCTCCGCCCTCCATCGCGTCGGCAACCGGGGAGCGCGCGGGCCGCCCGGTGTCGAAGTACCAGCGCGGCCATTCGAGCCGCGCGTTGAGGCGCTCGTTGCGCAGCCGGGTCACATCGGCTGGCTCCCGCACGCGCTGCCCGTCCACCAGGATCGTGCGCGGCGGCAGCGGGCGGGCGGGGCGCTCGGTGGGTTTCTTCATCCCCATAGCGCGAGCCCTCTCTGAATGCCGCCTGTATTGATCCACCGCGTGGCCGATGCGTGAAACTCGATATTCTCTTTGATCGAGAATGCCCGACCAGCGGATGTCTTGCAGGAACCGGAGCCGGTATGCTTTGTGTCCATGCCGACGTTCTGCGCGACATTTGTTGAGTCGGCGTACTTCAACGGCAATCGGCTGAAGATCGTTGGGTTAAGCATTCTAAGGCCCCACAGTTTTGCAAGCGGGAATCCGTCATCATCGCAGGCAACGTCCATCGCTTCCGCCATCCGACCCCACCAGCCATCCGTGCCTGGGTTGGGCCAGTCGCCACTGCTACCAATTGCAACAGTGTGAAACGTAGTCACAAGCCGTCGCAGTCGCCCAAGGTCTTCGTGCATGTGCCAGACAGGCGTGCCGAACTTGGCGACATCGAGACTCATCCACCATTCAACGAGTTCGTCGTTTTGCTTCTCCGTACCGTCGATCACATCTGGTATCAGAGCTTGGTCGAAACTGGGATACCTGGAAATATCCGCAACCCATGCGGCGTAGTCTTCCCACTTCGGCTGTCCCTGTCCCTGCTTCCATTTCGTGAATGCGGAATTATCAGCCGCAAACGATTTCGCGTTGTTAATCGCTTCCTCAAGGCACTGCTGGTATCCCCAGGAAACGAGGGCGTGACCGCGCTTCCAAGCGTAGTACGCGGCTTCAACCGGCGTGATCGGCCCTCCGTGGTAGTGGATCATCGCTCCCCCTTCGGGCGCTCGGATGCGCGGCGCGTCATGGCTTGGGCCTCGCTGCTCGCTCGGTGGCGTCCCACTGGCGGACCAGCTCGCCTAAGCGCTTCTTCTCCTCGTCAGTTAGGGTTGCTCCGCGCTGCGACAGGTTGTAGCACACATTCGACATAAGCGAACCGGCGCGGCAAAGTGAATCGAACTTTTCCTTTGAAATGGTCACACTTTTGGCTCCTGCCACCCGATCAGCGCAGCCACTTGGCGCAGCACGGCTGGCTCGACACGCTCCAACGCCAGAATGATTTTGTGGCGGTAGTCTTTTGCCCAGCAGGCGTCATCGATTTCCTGCTCAGCAAACGCGAAGCCGGGATGCGGGCCGCGTTTGGGAGCTTTCCAAATTGAACGCCCACCAATTTCAACGCCTACCAGCCAACTGCGCAGGCTCTCGCCGACGATAACCGCCGGCCGCCAGTGCTCACGGTAGATTGGGCCACTCGACGGCCAGAGTTTTCCAGATGCCTTCTGCTCAGGCGTCAGTTTTTGGTACACGCGCCAGTTCTGGTCGAATCGCCAAATTGTGTCCCCGACCTTCATACCGCTCCTTCCCGCCGGTGCAACTCGATGGCGGCGATCCACTTCCCATCTACCCACCGGCCGTACTTATTCGCCCTCACCCACGACCCTCTCCCTGCCTCGTTCCTGGCGCGCATTGCCGCCGCGTTACGTTCAAAGCGCCCCTTCCGGTCCAACGGCCTACCTGAACCAATTGGACGCCCCGGTCCCCTGTCGCCCTTTGCTTCCGCTATCAGGCGGTCGAGTTCCTCAAATCTGACATCGCGGCTCATCTGGCCCCTCGACGGCGTTCCAGTTCGGCTGTACGGGCCGATTCTACCTCTTCGCGGCTGATATGTTGCGTCGGGGGCGGCGCGGGCTCCACGGGTAGCGCTACTGCCGCTGCGGCCTCCCTGACGAGTTCCCGCAATGGCTCATCTGATTTGATCGGCGGCGGCTGTGCAAACTTGCGCGGCTTCCCGAAGCAGCGGCACTTAGTCACTCCGTCACCGACCGGCACATAGCCGCTACCATCGCACTCGCCCAGCGGACAGATCGGGTATCCTTCCCATGCGGGCGGCCATGAAGCCTTTACTGGCGGCGGTGGTTGGAGTGCCGTTGCGACCTTGAAAATCGTGGCGTCGCTCGGGCAGAACTCGCACGTCCTACGCAGCTCTTCGATGACCCGACCGGCCAACTCCGCATCGGGCGCAGCCTGCATGAGCGTCCGCGCCAGATCGCGCAACCCCTCTCCATCGTCCGGGAATCGCGCCGTTCGTGACAATCGCCCAAGTAATTTCACCGCTGCCTGCTCCGTCAGTTTCGCCATTTTTCTCTCTCCGCTCCGCGTCCGCTATCGCTTCCACCAGCGCCCGTTTTATGCGGGATTGCTGCCCATTTCCATTCGGCGGTGGCGTCGGATCGCGCGGCTGCCACTCGCCCGTAAAGCCATCGCGGGCCTGCTCATAAATCCAATTGTCGGGATTCTTTACAATACCCCGGCGCACTTCGTCCGATACCCCATAGCGCTCAAGGCACGCCATTGCATCAACTTGCGTCTCAAACTCCACGACGCTGACCCATGCTTGGCAGGCGAATGACTCCCGCTGCTTGCGCTTGGTGAGTTCGCACCAGCGCGCCCAAAACGCCGCGAACGATTGCGCGACTGCGCCCGTGCGTATTGGCTTTTCTTCTCTGCTTTTAGAATTCAAAAAAGAATCAAAGTCAGAGTCACAGTCAGCGCGTGTCAGCGCGCGTGGCACTACGTTCGTACTACGTTCGTAACGCGTTCGTACTGCGTCCGTAGCACGTTCGCTCTTCAGAATTGCCTTGGAGCGCTCCTCTTCTTGGCGACCATTTGTCAAAACGCCGCCAGCCTCTTGGAATTTTCTTCCAATCCTAGGCCAGTGCTTTTCGATGTATTTCTTTGGCCGCGCCAGTACCCTTGAGCGTTCATCTAGATCAACCGGCAGCCCGCGATTTATCCACGAGACGTTCAGCGCATGGTGATACAGCCCACGCTCAACGTCGCTCATCGCGGCGTACTCTGCATCCGTCTCGGCGTCTGCCGGGTACCACTTAAAGTATGGAAGTTTCAATCGCCCCCCTTATGGGCTACCGGGGCGGCGAGGATAAGGGCCTCGCCGCTGGACCGGAGATCCGTCGCGATTCCGGGAGCTACCCGGACAGCAATCGCTACAGATAGTATAAAGCATTGCACACCCGAAAGCCACGAAAATCGGCAGAAATGTTCTGGCAGTTTCACGCCTCAGTCGCCCCTTTCGGCGCACCCTTCTCATTAGCTACATCTAGGCATTCTTTGCAGGGATAGTGGCCGGAACGATGTCTCGTAATTAGGATTCTATGTCCACATTCAAGATCAACTTCTTCGTGTCCAGTCTCTAAAATTTTTCGCCGAATCACTTCCCGTGGGGGTGCGATCTCTGGTGCGGCACGCCAACGCCCACATGCGAAGCCAGCAAAAAAAGCAAATATACCTACGACGGGAACGACGATGGATACAGGGTCAACCACGCCCCACCCCCGGCTTAATCGGCGCGAATTTCTTCCGGCATTTACGGAGGCGCGCTTCCGCATTTTTCAGCCGAGCATTTGCGCTTTTCACCCCGCTTTGCGCACGAGCAATAATGAAAGCGGCGGCTTCTTCCGAATTGGAAAAGACATGCTCAGATCGAGGCGGCGGGTTTTTAGTCCACATAGCATTGGACCGGGCCACACTGCGTTCGTATGCTTTTAGTTCCCTCACTTTGATCTGATCGAGATAATCGACAATGAACACCTGAACGCGCTCTGGCGTCAGAGCCGCGACGGTGGGCTGTATGCCAAGATCCAGCGCCTCCTGCGTCATTCCACACCCCAGCTCGATTCCCCGTGCTGTCGCGTGCGTTCGGCCAGCATCGCGTCGGCGACTTGGTAGGCGTATTTGGCGAGCACTTCGGGCGCGAGGGCCGGGGTGGCGTTCGCGCACAGGCCGATCATGGCCTTCTCGGCCAACATGTCGCGAGTGTCGCCCCAGGGCAGTCTATTGGGCTCCATCTGTTTTGTCCTCCGGTGTCATGACGCCTCCAGTAGCAGTTGCGACCCGAGTGCCATCACAGCTGCGGGCATCGCTTCCGGGAGCATCTGTAGCGCCACCAGCCCGCCCTTTGTCTCGCCGCAAACCTTCCAGCCGGCCCGCCGATAGCAGCGTCCCGGATCGCGCTTACGGCGCGTCTTGTCGCGGTCCACAAACGAAATCATCCCGAGGGCCGGGGGATCTCCCCAGAACGCCTTGGTGCAAGCCACTGCCTCAGTAATCAACTCGCTGGAGAGTACCGGCCCCTCGTTGCGAAAACAGGAGCATACCCACGCGCCGGCCCAAGCGTGCTTCACATACTCAGTGAATGGCCACGAAGTCACCCAAAGCGCATCGGCGTTCTCCGTCAGGAGTACGAGGCAGCGACCGGGCGGCACAAACTGCGGACTGCCAATCTTCTGACGGTTGTAGTGCCGGTCAGCGATCTGGGCCGCCCGAGGGTCGGCGCGATAGGATAGATGCCAGTTCAAAAAGACCACGCCTCCGCTCCAATTTTGATGGCCAACCAACCAGCCATGACGATGTACTTTTCGCCGGATTCCGTTTCAACGCGATGATTGCCGGATCGGCGAACGGATAATCGTGCAGCGTTTAGGATTGTCACCTGTCCGGTCGGATAGATGTAGGTCCGATACTGCTCTTTATTGGTAATTTCCTGAAACGATTCGTCTAGTTCTTTTTGTGTGTTATTCATTGCTCACTTTCCCTCCGGCGGCGCGGGCAGCGGCTGCCAGTGCTCGATGCTATGAAGCCTTTGCCCGTTAACAACAAAAGTTCCCTTTGAGAAAAGGTACATAGCCAGATAGATGTGTTTTGTAATCTTGCCGACAACGAGCACTTCGGCTCCGTCCTCCGGCAGACGGTCCTCCACGCGAATCCAGCCGAGCGCGTCAGGCATTCTCCCCCTCCAGCATCTCCAGCGCCCGCACTGCGTCGAGTAAGCGCTCCCCATCGTGATCCGTGCCATCAAAGCGCGCCCACAGCTTCGCCGCCTCGATCACCGCGCGCTCTGCCGATGCGATGGCGTCCCCGTGCTTGCGCTCAGCGTCGCGTTGGGGCTTCCCCTTGGACCAAGCGTCCGCGAGGCGCTGCCCCTCTGCCATAATGTCCCGCTTAGCCATTGGTGGCCTCCGCAGCCTTCAGCAGCATCAGGCAGACGGCCCGAGCGGGCGTGTCGGCCACTTCGCCAAAGTGGACCCCCTCGTCCACCTCCATTTGCGAATGCCAGCCCACTTGCGTCTCGCTAAGCATCAGCAGCGCCCCCGGCCAGCGCTTGTCGCGAAGCTCGCGGTAGGCGAGCAGTGCGGCGTCGAGCGATTCGGATGGGGCAGCGTAGAGATCTCCCACCGATACGGGAATCAGACTCCTTACGGGCATCTCCGGCTTCGGCTCCAGCATTTCGCACACAGCCGCGTCGAGCGCCCGGCCCGTCAGCGCGTCAGGGGTAGCATCCATCATCGCCCTTCCCTCCGCACGATCAGCCGCAAATCCGCAGTCCGGTCGCGATCCATGCAGTATCCGAACTGCCCGCACACGGCGCAGCGATGTCGCGCCCAAAAGCGCGCCAGGATGTCGCCGACCATATCCTCCTCGCGGATCGTGTCGCGCACTTGCGAAGCTAGCAATTCCCTGAATGAACCAATCGGCTCCTCATCGGGCAGCGTCCACGGCTTGTTACGGTGTGGTTTCAACATGGCGGGCATGAATGTGCGCAGATCGACAAAACCATAGGTCATCAGTACTCCTTACTTCGCCTCCAGTTCCAGCATCGCCCTGCGCAGCGCGTCGGCTGCGTGTACCGACCTGAGCGCGGGCACCCACAGCAGCCCCGGCGAGCAAGGGAAATTGTCCGTGTGCGACCAAGCCGCCAGCGTGCAGCCCTTCGTCGGGCACTGGTTCGCCACCGGCAGCCCTTGCGCTATTCGGGCGCGCAGCGCGGCCTTGGCAGCGTCTACCCGCCGGCGATCGCGCGCTTCGGCTGCGAATGCCGACTTGCTCGAAGTGTCACCGAATACGAGTTTCATGCGGGCCGCTCCTGTAGATCCAGCATGTTCTGAGTAAGCCGTTGAGTCGCGATCTCACAGAATGATTCCACCCGCTCAACGCCAACAAAAGGAATGCCGAGTTCTTTGCAAGCAGCAGCCGTCGTTCCTGACCCCATAAATGGGTCATAGACGCTAGCGCCTCCAAAATAGTTGACGAGCCAACGCACATGCTGAGGCTTACGCGGCGTCGGGTGCGGTAGGGTTGCGATAGCAGCCTCAGTCGCCACTTTGTTCCGCCCATTCCCCCTAGCAAAGCCCCGGTCGTTCTTTGTTGCCACGATGCGACCAGGAATCACATGAGCGCCGGGACGACTCGGCGGGGGTTCGCCAAAAGCGTAGGCTACATCAGCAGTGTAGAGCAATCGGCCGATATAGTTCGGACACGCCAGTTCAAGCCAGCAGGCTCGGAAAAATTTGTAACTCGCGGGAACCGCACACAGAAAACGTGGGTCCGAATTGCAGCCCAAATGAATAACGATGCGCTTAGTGCGCCCCGTATCCGCCCATTGCAGAACGCTGGAAAGCAACCGCTGCGGATCTTCAACGTCAGGAAACGCCGAATTTGGCCATACCGGATCGGTGATTACGGACTCGCCGGGAAGTTCGTAAAAATCACGCGCATCGCCGTGGTAGATGGTGATGCCGGGTTCTTGGTAGTAGGGCGTCATGCCGGTCTCCGTGCTGCGGATTTCGAGGTTAGGTCGCCAAATTTAAGAGGCATATTTAGGCCATCTGTTTGAACACCACGATCATGCTCGGAAAGGGCGCTCCGTTCGCGGCATCCCCAAACTTCAACCTTCCCTTGATAAACCGTATTTCCTTCGCATTCGGTAGCACGATGTCATGAAACCAGCGCGTGTCTGTTCGAGCGGGAATCAGGAACACCGCCAGATTCGCTTCTAGTCCACGCTCTAGCCACTTACCGAGTTTTGGACCATAGGGAGGGTTGCAGAACACCCGGCGCCCGTCCCACCGCGCGTAGAGTGGCGCAAGCCCGTCCGAGGTACCGTCCAACGGGCAGGGATCGAAGTCAAAACAGAACTCATCATCGAGTGCTTGGTAAACATCCCGAGGGGTTGCCCAGCGATCCGACGCGGAACTGAAGTGAACCTGTAAGCTCATTAGAATTCCTTACTCCCCCACTCCCCATTCGGCGTCGGCCAGACCGCTTTCACGGTGATATCGAACTGCTCAGCCGCCGTCCGCAGTTTAACCAGCGCGTCGTCTTCGATATGCGGACCATTTTTGCCCCGGTGAATTACCTTCGTGTCGTGGAGTTCCAGCGTCCCATCCGCGAACATCACCACGAAGTCGGCAGTAAAGCGGCAATCGTCGGCCAACTTTAGCGTCATCCCCTCGAAGCGCCACCAACGAATAACCCCCAAGCGCTTCTCAACGTCAAGGTGCGCCGAGTATGCCCGCTCGGTCTTGTTTAAGCCGCGTGGCACGCGAATCTTTCCGCGTGCCTTAACGGTGCGCTCAGCAGGCGTCGGCTGAGTGAGGCGGTCTATATCGCCTTGGGTCCAATTCATCTGACCGCCTTGGGTGGAGCAAGCAATGCCGATCCAGTAATGCCACGAGCAATGCGACTGTAAAGAGTCTGAGGGTAAAGGCCGACTGCTCGCGCAGCCACAATCGCACAAACAAGCGATCCGTTCAGCTCTACGCGGACTGTGTTTTGCTTGTTATGGCATTGCTTTGACTTAGGTATCCATTCGCAATTGTCTGGAGAATAGTGGCCATTTACGTCCTTGCGCTCCAATGTATAACCTTCGGGACGCGGCCCCATATCCTCATAGAATTGCCGAAAACTGAGCGACCAACTCTCGCACATCGTAATGCCGCGTTGCCCATACCACTCGTACCATTCGTTGGATGGGTCAGTGCAGCGAAGTTTGGCGTGCCGCCATGATTCATGCTCTCTCGCAAATTGTCTGTAAACGAGACCTTCAGGGAGTGGAGTTGAGGCGCTTGCCCGTCGAACCTCCAGCGTTAAACATCCACAACTTTGCGTGCGCCCACTCCTGAGTGAGTCCCATAGGATATCTTTGACGGAACCGCACTGGCATTGACATTGCCACACGCGCTTCAACTTTCCGCTGACACGTTTTCCGTCAGCAAGTCCAACAATCACGAGCCTGCCAAATTGCCGTCCTACTCGATCAATCCTTGGTCCTCTACTCATCATCCACTGGCTCCTTTGGCTTCTTGTTCATCCCCTTCGGCTCGCGGATGCGGCCACGGGCCTTTGGCTGCGGCGCTTGAGGCATCGGTAAGCCCGTTCGCGATTGTTCGCGCTTTAGGGCCTCGACCATCTCCATAGTCCAGCCGCTCACGCCGGCCCTCCGTGCTGCGAGCCCCGGCTTGCTTTGAAGCCGGGAAAGTCAGCCCGAGTCAGCGCCGCAGGCACAGCGCAACGATCCTTATACCCAACAGCGGCCATCGGATCGCTGCCGGTTTCCCCGATACCGGCACAAACGCAAGCAGCGAACCTGCTTTCCGGCGCTTTTCCTTCGCTAGCGGCCCAAGTGCGAGCCGCGTCGCTACTGCCGGGAGAATTTATGGAATTTAAGTGGACAAAATCGGCGATATCAAAGAATCGGGATGGGGGGTTCAGTTGTCCGCTGGAATCGGACACCCCATTACTTTCAACGGATACTGGTGAGCCGGGCGGGACTCGAACCCGCGACCCTTTGATTAAAAGCCAAATTATCGCCTTTTTTGAATGTACTAATTGAGTACTAAATGTGGAATTAGAACGGACATATCCAGCGGTCATCATACTCCGCATACCCCCATACACTCCGCGCTGAAGTTGATAGCCAGTTGCATCTTTCGTGGATCAGGTCGCGTGTCCAGTTGAACCAGATCGAGCGGGACGCAACTCCGATGAAGGAACAGTTGCTGGTCAAGGTTCCGGTTCACGACGTTACCGGCAACCCGCAACGCATGGTCAAGCGCGACGGATTCAGCCCACGCTTTCGGGTCTTCTCGCTTCTGACGGTCCCATTCAAAGTCGTTATGAAACGGGCAGAACTTGCAAGCGGATCGCGGCGTTTCGTGTGGCACCTTGTCCGCGAGATACGCCCGGCAGTTGGTCCGCGTCATGAAACTGTCAATCAGCGGGAAGTTTACCTTCAGATACTTCGGGCGCTTGGCCTTGCGAATCCTAGCGGCGCGGCCCGCTTCATCAAGCGAGATGCCGATGTACTGCTGGACGATGACGCCTGTTGGAGCACGCCCCGGCTTGGCTTTGCAGATGTCGCGCCGGATCGTGCGCTGAATGACTTCTATCTTGTACTCCATCGAGCATTGGCGGCGCACCTTGCCCTCCGTGCCGTCCGGTCGAAGGGTATAGGCCGGGATGGAGGCGAAACGCTGCCCGGTGCTGTTCTGCCCCTTCATCAGATGCTCAGACAATCGGCCCTTGCTACGAACGAGGATAGGCGGACCCTTGAGCGATTTCAGCCACTCCAGATGGCGGTACACCGCGTCCGGTTCATCCATTGTGTCCGCGAAAATCGCGTAGTCGATTTGGGGTTTCAGGTCGCCACGCATGAACATCAGGTACAGGGCGGTAGATTGGACCCCGGCGCCGAGATTCAGGATGTGCAATTCCGTCAATTCACCCTCCCGCCAGCCTTCTCCAACTGCGCCCGCATCGTCTCGCGCGCCGGATGCGTGTACGTGCCGCTGATCTCCGGGGCGTGCCCCAGGATGCGCGCCTTCTCCACCAGCGTCATATGCTGGTCCATCCTGGTGGCGGCCGTGTGCCGCAGGTTGTACCACGTCAGCCACGGCATTCCGCAAGCTTTCGCCGCCGGGGTCAGATACCGCTTCGCCAGATTCCCGATTCGCAGCGGCTTGCCCACCGACGAGATAAACACGGGCGCATCCTGCGCTGGCTTGGCTGCTTCATAGAGTTCCGACAGAAGCATCCACACTTCCACGGTCATCGGAATCTCACGGCGATGGCCCTTACGTTTGGGAGTCGCCTTCCAGTGTCCGTTGGTGAAGGTCTCCTCCACCCGGATGGTGAACGATGGCCCTGTGAGGTCAACATTCCGCCAGCGAAGCCCGCACGCCTCGCCCGGCCGCATCCCAGTCAGCGCGAGTAACCGTACGAAGCCGCTGTATCGCACGTCAATGCCAACAATGAGCATCTCAACTTGATCCCATGTAAGCGCCGTCTTCTCTGGACGTGAGTACTCCGGCAGCCTGCACCGTCGCGCCGGATTGCCAGTCGTGAGCCACTCGGCATCTTCGGCCAGGTGAAAAACCCCGCTCACGATAGCCTTCGCCAGGTGTGCGGTTCTCAGGCCCGCCTTCGTTATGACGGCCTCCAGTACCCGTTGCACGTCATCGCGGCGGATCTCCGAAAGTCGCCTGTCTCCGAGCGCAGGAATGATGTGCAGTCGCAGAACCGACTCGTAAGAGTCGCGCGTGTTCCGCTCCTTCCGGTTCAGGTGCTCTGGCCTGTACTTCCGCTCAACGAACTCGCCGAACGTCACCGCGCTCATCGGAGTTCGTGTGTTCTGATCCAGCCGCGAGAGGTAGTCCTCCCACGCCTTGCGCCTCGCCTCGCGCACTCCAAATCCATCCATCTGCTGGTTGGACTTGGATGGACACACGGTCACCGTGCTGGACCAGCCCCGCTTAACCGTTCCATCCGCCTGAATCTGATCCACCCGCCAACGCAGTTTCCAATAGCCTCCCTGCTCGTACAGGCTTCCCTTCTGCTGTAACCTTCGCCTTGCCATGTCGTCGTTTCCTCCAAACATGGAAAGCCTAGCGGAATTTACGCCGACATTGTTCCGTGGATTTGTTTCGAGCCTCATGTCCGCCGCTCCCCCGCCAGCCGGGCCGCCAGTTCGTTGCCGGTCATGGAGTGGTCTCCATGCCGGCGAATAGCCCGCCAACCGTCAGGCAATGCGGGCTAAACCACAGCCTCTCGCGGCCCGCGTTGTCATTTTTGCCATCCGCCCGCTGCGACCCATATCCACCGCGAGCCTTCCACCGGACACACTCCCACGTGTTCGGCATCTGGTGCTCTCCCTCATAGCCACAGAGCGCGATTCTGAGCAGCGGATTATCCCCATTTGCCAGCGCCCACTCGCGTACGGTGTGCGCCACGTCGCCGCTATCGCTGGCATACAGGTCGCTCTGGCGTTCGGCTTCGTCTGCATAAGGCGGATCGAGGAAAACAGCCGTGATGCCATGCTTGAAGGTTGGCGAAGGGCCGCAGATGCGGGACCAGTCGCCGCAGCACACGCGAACGTGACGCAGCCGTTCGGCCAACTCCTGCATGTATCCAAGAAGGAAAGCCCGTTCCCGCGTTCCCGAGGTGAGGTCGCTTAGACATTCGACCACGCCCGTTCCCGCGTTCCCGAGGTGAGGTCGCTTACGATTCACCCCTTTTCCCGCGTTCCCGAGGTGAGGTAGCTGGCGGTGTACGCCCGTTCCCGCGTCCCCGAGGTGAGGTAGCTGGCGAGAGCACCAGCCGCTTCCAATCCAAATGCACTGTCCCCATACCCACCACCCTGCGATCTTCGCGTCATAAAATTCCGGGTCTACCTTCATCCGCTCCCGAAAGTCTTCCTGAGAACACAGCCACAGATGCCGTGCGTGCTGGTCCGCTTCGTTGACCGGGTTGTCAGCGTGCTCTGCGACGGCTTCCGGTTCGTGCTGTAGTGCCCGCCAGAAGTTGGCGACCATACAGTCCAGATCGTTCACCGTCTCCGTGTGGGGCTTGTGTGGGCGAGCAAGGAGCACCGCGCCACTCCCAAAGAACGGCTCAATGTAATTCGGCACGTTACCGAAGCGATCCCACACCAAATCCGCTACCTTTGACTTGCCGCCGAACCAAGGAAAGGGAGACCTTAGGGATTCCCGTATCAGCGATTCCTCCTTCACCCAATCCGCCGCCCCAAGCATGGCTCCCTTGTGGGTAGGATCGCCGCGCAGGTAATCCCCGCACGCTGCCTGCTCAAGTTCACATTGACGAAGGTCGCTATTCATCACCACAGCCTCACCTGTGTAAACTCGCACGACTGAACCGGCGCAGCCTGCCGCAGCCGCAGGATGGCCGCCGCGCAGCCCGTGCGGGTCGGTCGCTTCTGCCCGGTGCGCTCTACCAGCCCATCCCGCAGCAGTTCGCTGCACCTCGCGCTGGTTGTCTGGTGCGACATTCCAAGCGCCACCTCCAGCTCGTCGCAGGTCGCACTGCCGTGCTCGGCCAGATAGTGCAGGATCAGGCCCCGGTCGCGGCTCTTGTCGGTACGCTCGTTGGCCGCTGCCGACTCCGGGTTGCCGCCATGGTTATTCAGGCAGATGTCGGGTTCAGCCACCGATCCCGGCAAGATTCCACCGTTTTCACTCGGCGCAGGAGCCAATCTCCCAGAATCCGAAATCGATGGCTGAAGGTTGAGCACAGGGCTAGACGCTCCCCTGTAGAATGGCGATAGAGCACTTGTCGGCGATCACTTCCACGGTGTCCTGAAAGGCCGCTTCCAAGACCTTCTGCGGGCGCAACAGGTCATACCAGAGCGTCAGCGCACCCTCTTTGATCCGGTAGCGCAGGCGGGCTTCCAAGCGGTACGCCGTGCCTCCCTGAAATGGAGCGATACCAAGAGCGAACTTCTCTGGGATTTGGAGAGTCCCCTTCGCCGCCGTGCCCTTGATGTCTTCCTCGTAGGTTAGTTGTTGCTGCCCGTTGTCGAGTCGGATGCTGGAGGCAAACCGGACATCCTTCCGCGCCTCAAGTGTGCGGACCACTTCGAGCACCTGCCCACCGGGAGGGTCCACGATGTCGGGCTGGTTGTTCTCCACCCACTCTGCGAACTGCTGCTGCGTTTTGCCCTTCCCGCTGTTTTCGGTCCAAACAACCCACTCGGGCGTCAGGCGGCAAGCGTAGCTGGCTATATGTTCGCAGTGACGCGCCTCGCCATCTGCGCCGGTCCCGTGATAATCGAGAACCGCCTTGAAGGAAGTCTTGAGCACGTCCGCAAAAATCTGGCTGTCGCCCTTGCTGCCAAAATCGTTCACGTATTGGCAGAAGCTGGCCGCATCGTGCAGGGCAACAACAATCTTCTTTCGCGGCGGCTTGATGTAGTCGGGCTCGAACACATCGTGCTGGTAGCCGTCAGGTGTGACAAGAACTTGTCGCCCGTCCGAAAGCGTCTTCACGTTGCCGAGCGCTGCGCCGACTTTCAACGCGGCCACGACCGATTTCTCGTCTTTCAAAAGTAACTGTTCATCCATTACTTGGCCTCTTTCAGTGGCGGTTTGTCAGTCGGGAGTTCCCGCAGTTCCAGCGACTGCTGGCGCGGATCGTTCAGGTGCAATTCGTTGTCGTCGGTAGCAAAGAAGACGCTGCCGCCTTTGTTCAGTTCCGGGATCTTCGTTTTTATCTCGTCTTCGATGAGAACCGTTTCGATTTTGTTTTTCGAGTACGGCTTCACCTTGAGGGTCAGCGTGATTGTGCCCTCTTTGCCTGTATCGCGGACGGCTCGTAATACCTCCGTCAGCTTCTCATCGAGTTCTGGCATGATATCGCCCGAACGATGACTCGCAATCACTTCCAAGAAATTCGCCATTCTTCTCCTTTTACGAACATCCCCGCATCCAACTACTCCAGCCGCCAGCCAGCGCGGCAATCGCCAACACCAACGGCACGCCAAGCGCCCACTTCCATCGCCCGTCCCGCGCTTCGAGGTCCGAGCAGCGAATCCGCAGCCGGGAGTTTTCGATTAGCAGGTCGCTGTGGCTCACGCCTCCCGCCTCCACACACCATCTGGAATTTCTCGGCTCGGACACCACGGCGTGGCGTACCGCCGTCCGCACTCCGCGCACTCGTAGGCGACGTGGCCCAGCAGAATGCCCCGATGGGTCCACCGGCACCACATGACGCCGATCAGTGCGAGCGCTTCAGTCATTCCGTTCGTTCTCCTCTCAACTCTTCCAACCCCAAGCGGCCCGCTTTGCGCACCCCCCGGTACTTTGTCGAACCGCCCAGGGCCAGAACTTTCGCCGCCGCATTGGGGCTACGGCGGATACTCCTCGCTATGTGGCGCTCCCAGTCCGGTTCCAGTCTTATATGCGAGCAACGCAACAACCGGAGCCCCTCGGTTAACGTTGCGCCTCTAGGCCGCCACCAACTGGATTCGTGCGGCTTAAACCTCCCGGAAAGCACTGGGAACTATTCGGTATCCCTTTACGCTGTCATCTGCGCTGGAACGACTCTGCGTGCGGTACACAGAGCGCCTAAGGAGCATCAACCGCTCCAGCGCAGGTGACAGCGCCGGGGCCATGTCGGCGGCCCCGGCTGGTGCTTGATTACTGCTCGGTTGCTTCGCCGAGTACGACCTTGAAGCCAACGGCCTGTCCCTGCGTGATGGTCACGTCAAGGCTGCCGAAGATCGGCTTTACTTCCGTGCCCAGATCCGCATCGCCGGTCACTGACACCTTCGCGGACCCGAGCGGACCTACGGCCTTAACGACGGCGCTGAGTCCGTCGCCGGCAGCTTCCACTGTGATGATTGTTTCGTCGGACGACGCCCAAACGGGCACGCCATCGACGGCTGCGGGATTACCTTTCGCATCCACCGGAGTGATGGTTGCGGTTGCTTGCTGTGAGTTCGTCATTTCGATATTTGTTGCTCCCTCTGTGATTTCCCCGGCTAGTTCAACGGTGAATGCGAATCCCACAGCCGGGGCCGGGACAACGGCTGCGAGAATCTTGGCGAGCACTTCATCGAAGGTGGCGATCTTCAGGCCGACCGCCTCCAATCCGCGTTCGATCTTCGCCTGACTGGATTTCAGTTCCTCGACGGATTTCTCAAGCCGCTTCAGAATCGTCAGGCAGTTCATGGCGGTGCTCAGTATTTTCAATAGATTTCCGAATAACATTTACGTGCTCCTGCGCTGTGTCTTCTTGCGCTTCCGTCCCGCGCCCTTCGCGTGGCCCACATCTGGTCCAAGTCCGCCTGCGCACTCTCGTATGCAGGCTGAGATATCACCAGCGGATGGGCTGCATGGAACGCCGCCAGCGTGTTCTTCAGCGTCAGAATCTCGGCGGATGCTTCAAGGTTCCGCACTCCGGGCGCGGTGACGTGTGCCATAGCCGAAGCTCGCAGTTTCGTGGCGGCGCGTGAAGTGCGGGAGATTGTCATACAGTGCTCGCAAGGCCGACGCCGGCCGCTTCCTTCTGAGCGCCATTCAGTTTTCTGCCTGGGCCGCGAGTGCGCTTGGCTGCCGCATTTGTCGCCGCCGCTGCCGCATTCGTCGCCGCCACGCCGAACCGCTGCCTCACGATATAGCCCGCTTGGAATAGCATCATGCGGGCATCTACTTCCTGTGCCGCGCCGAACAGCGCGTCTATCTTCTCTTCGTTGCTTTGTGCTCTACGTGCCATGCAATACGCCTCTCTCTTTCAAATCGTTCACGAGCCGCTCAACGTCCTCTGGCCCAACCTCGAACGCCGAGAAGTCCGGTTGCTGCCTTTCCTTGCGCTCCTCGATATAGCCGAGGGCTTTCAATTTGGCAAGGCGCGAATCAAACATCTCCAAAAACTTGCCGAGTTCGACCTTCAGTGCCGCGATGAATTTCTCGTCACGCGGGACGCGAGTAATCACCTCGGGAAGTTGCGGGTAGTAGCTGATGATGTCAGCCCACTCTCGCTCAGCCACGTAGAGTTCTCCCATCAACTGGCAGCGGTAGGCGTCCTGCACGCTTCCGATCACCGCCGACCCCAACAGCGTGTCGATATAGGCGCTCAGATAGACTGAGTGAGTAGTCTCGGTCGGCGACTTCACTTCGAGTACGCCATCGGTAGAAATCAACCTGTCCGGTGACGAACCCACGCGCAAATCATCGGTAGTCAGAAAACCGACAACTTCCGTGGTAACGTCTTTGACCAACTCGTAATAGCGCACCGCTTCTGCCTCGCGCTCTTTTCCTTCGGCCATCCACGGCATCTCGACGCCACCAAGCGGGCGATCCAGCATCGTCTCGACCAACAGCGCATTGCAATAACCACTGGCTGAAGATGATGGCTTACCGCTCGGCGTAATAATCTTCGAGAACTCCGAAGAACACGGCCGGCCAACTCTCAGGGCGGCCCATTGGGCGGAACCCTGGGTGCATGGGTGATGAATACTCACTTCGCCGCCTTCTGATGTGCCCGTAAGGCCGCTTGGAGAGCCTTCAGGGCATCGGGGTAATCTCCCTCTTGGATATCCTCCAACTTGTTCACGCGAGCCCAAGCAAGGAACTTCTTTCTGTCCGCCTTGGAATCCTGAAGAAGCGTCTCCAGGGTCATTACTTGTTCCGCGCCGATGGGTTGTGGATCCCCTTGGCCATCGTTATCCACACCCTCACAGACGATGTTTAGCATGTTCAAAATCACATAGCGCCGACCATACTTGTCCGTAGAGCCGACGCCCTGCGTCGCTGTCGCACGTGGTGGTGCGGTAATCGGCAGAGTAATGCTTGAATCTTTGCTGTGTCCCATCCGATGGGACAAAGTACCGATCACGCGCAAATGACCGGGCGTGGGATCTTCGGTCCTAAAGGAAATGGAAAATCCCTCGTCGGCTAGTAACGGGCGCGTGACTCGATCAATCTCTTCGTAGGTAGCAAACCGGCTTCTGGGCCGGCCTTCATTGTCAGGGATCGTGCCATCCTTGCGAACACGCGGCATCTTGGGCATCAATCGCGCAAGCGCGGCGTTGAACTCGATCTCAGCTTGCCGCGCCTCAATGCGGAACTGCATCTCGACCAGGGCGGACATCTTCGCGATGTCGATATTCGGGTCTGACGCGGCGCGGACGATGGCGTCCATCACGCTAACGGGCTCGTGCTGTCGCTCTACTTCAGCGGGCCTTTGCTTCACGATCTCAGCGTTCACAGTCCACTCTCCAGAATTCTCAAAACCAACGCCGTAGTCGTCGGGCTCGGCGGATTGACTTCGGCAAGGCGCGCAAGTTCGGTCCACTCTTCGGATGTCAGCGACTTTGCGGCCAATAGCGCACTATGACGGATAACGGCAGCGAGCGCCACGGCTTTGTTCAGCCGTGCGCTTGCTATTCGCTCGGCCACGGAGTCAACGGTTACGGAAGCGCCACCTGCCCGGTCGCTCATCGCTTCACAAACCTCTGGCAGCCGTCACCGCCACCGTTCAGGAAATACTCACACTGCCCGCCGCCGGGAGCGTGGATCATCTTGGGGTGTCCGCACGTCCCGCAGATGGTGCTCGGGTTCGGCGGGTGAATGCCAGCCCAAAGGGTCGCGGCGAGAACCGCTATTCCGATAATCGTTTTCATGCTAGGCCACCAACCTCGTTTCGCCGTTCGCTTCCCGTACCTGCTCCATCAGCGCATGGTGGACGCACAGCCAAATCTGGCGCGATCCCGAGCGATCCCACCCGCCACCCGGAAGCGGTACGGCGTCCGGGTACGTGTCCACGATGCAGCGCGGGCAGAAGAGCGCAACCAACCCACAGTCGTCGCAACGTGCGGCGCAAGGCTTCCGCTCACAGATCGGCTCACCACACCCCTCGCACTCGCGCCGGTCGTTCGTCGGCTCGTGGCAAGCGGAACAGATCAGGTCGCTGTCAAGCATCTTTGCCCTCCCCCCTCGCGCCCTGAGCCAGCGCCAAGCCGTCCTGCAAAATCGAGGCCCAGATGAACAGGCCGACGCCGGCGGCCAGCAGGAAGATGCCCGCAATCAGCACGTAGATCATCGGATTGCCCCCTTTTCCATCTGGCGCAGCGAGTCGAACACGGAAGCCACGACAGCGGCGTCAGCCATCACGGAGCGAGCATCATAAGCCCCAAGGCGCTCCATCCATCGCATCATCTGCGTGGCGTTGCGTTGCTTCTCAGCAAATATCAGAGCGCCCGCGCAATGCTGCTGCTTGTCGCGATTGATCTCCGTCTCGCAATCTTCAGCCCACTCCACGGTCTTGTGGCACGCGAAGGTGTGTCCGTTGGAACTCAACATCCCGCCGGCGATCTCACGCACCCGGCCACGGGTCAGGCGAATACCGCCCACCTTCAAGAATGGGCAGTTGTCGCAAGGCTTAGTCATTGAGAAATTCACGCCCGCACCGTCCTTTCCCGAAACAGCCCGAAGCTAACCAAGTCGGCCAAATCAGCCGTGGGGCACGCCGTCTCGCTCAATGCTTCGAGGGTCTCGACATCCGCCCGCTGCATTTTGAACGCGCCAGCCAAAGCGAGGATAGCTGCCTCGCGCGCCAAGCGACCCGCGTGCTCGAAGGCGGCTTCATCGGCTTGGGTTGGCATCGGCATCAGACCAGCCCCCTCTTGCACGCCAGCAGCGCGAGCGCGACTACGGCTCCAAGCGCCAGCCAGAATGTGACGGTCGGGTCAGGCATCGCGGCCCTCGGCTTTACGGATGGCTGCGTGACCCATCTCGATAGCGTCACCGATGCGCCGCATGTTTGGATCTTTGGCTTCTTCGGAAGGGTCGTACCCGTAGCCAGCCGCCACTAGGCACGCTTTCAGCGCCGCCAGCAGGTCAGGGGCCGCCGCTATGAGTCTGGCGTTGGCCAACATTTCCTGAGCCGTCGCATCGGTGTCCTCATCCGTCAGGCACGGGAAATCTTCGCTCCCGTAAACATTGGCAATCAGAGAACCAGCCGCACGTATCTCGGTACTTTCTCGCCCATTGTCATCGGAATGGGCGAGCCACGGCCCCGGCGTCGCTTTCGCTTCAGGCATCGCACCCCCTCAACTTCCGCATCAACTCAACACTGTTGCGCGATCCTGTGGCCCCGTAGGCTTTGCTGAGTTGCACCTTCACAGTGTTCGGGCTCTTGCGGAGCAGCGCGGCAATTTCGGCCACGTTCAGGCCCGTGGCGCGGAGTTTCGCGACAACCAATACCGCTGGCGATAATTCGAGCGCGAGGAGAGAGGCGGTCATATCGTCTCGTCGTATGCCCGGATGGCATGGCTTAGCATCGAGAAAGTCCTGTCAGGCTCCGAAGCAAGCCCCTCTCCCCGCCGAACTCTGACCACAAAATTGAAACTCCAACCCGAGTCGCTATCCACCGAAAAGACGCCTGCCAATCGCTTGCTGCCGACCCCGGCAACGCCTAGCGACGCAAGCGGGATTTCATAATCACCGGTAAGGGCCACCACGGGCTCAGTTCGCAGATCCTTCCTGTTCACCCGCCCCACCTTTCAGCCTTCGCCAGCACGTCGGCCACGAGCTGCTTGATGCGGCCCAGTCGCGCCCCAGGCCCTTCAGTCCACTCCATGCAGATGTTTCGCACATCGCGAAGTGTGGAAATCAGGCTCTCCACGCGCGCCTCGGCTGTCGTGGGCGGCGTCATGCTAGCCTCTCTGCTGCCGCTCTCCACTGCTGATGTCGGACAATGCCGCGAAGTTTCTCAAGGCACCGCGCGCAAAGATCATAGTCGATGAAATTTCGGCATTCAGCCCCATCTGAAACCTTCAGCGCACCCATCAGCGTGGGGGAATGGATGGTCCCCGGCTCACGGCACGCATCGCAATAGTTGACCGTCATGCCGACCTCTTCGGGTTTGCAACCACTTCAAGCCCGTGCTCGCGCTGAATCGGGCGCTTGGCAATCGAGCAGCCGCGATTAAAAAGCTCTTCCCACATACGGCGTTGATCGCGAACCACTTTATGAAGTCGCGCCGAGATGACGGTGATCCGCTGTACGTCGCAATCGCGGGCTATGAACTCGTCGGAGTCGGGGCCGCGAAGGTCATACTCGTCGGAGATGTGCTTACGCAGGATGGCCGGCAACTCTGCGTAGGTCCGCCGCCGTCCGCGTCTGCGCGGTTTTTCAGCGGCTTTTTTTTCTACGAGTTCGGCTGGCCTGTATTGCGCGTCCATTTGATCTCCGTCAGAATGCCACTTACGCTGATTTCCGTTTGGGCTTGGCGTCGGACGGTTCAATGAATGCCTTCACAGCATCGACGACGAGTTCACGGCTCGTCTGGTCGCGTTCGGCGGCGGCAAGCTTAATCTGCTTTCTAAGGCCAGCGGGTAGCGGGACGTTGATCCAAACAACTTTTTCCGACTGTGTTAAGGTAGTGTTCATTATTTACGTTGCCTTACATACGAGAGGATACATGGTTCCATGCAAACACGCAAGAGATATTTGCATGCAAGCACGCAAATGATTGAAGAGACTACAAAAAAAGCAAAGAACGTCGCCGTCAGGGTCGAGTGGGATTTGTACCGAGCCGTAAAGAGGAGGCTGGCAGATTCAGACGACAAGCTTCAATCGCTGATCGTGAAACTGCTGAATGATTATGCCAGCCACGGGCTAGTCAGTACTGGAACTCCTACTGTCAGAACTATTACTGAAGATATACCTTTGCAGGAGAGCAATCTTGGGGTAACATTTATGAGTCTTTTAGAGAACTCGCCGTTGAATACCAAATTGGAACAAATCCTAGAAGTTGTGAACAGACTAGCGCATGGGCAGCGAGAAGAAAATCGTACCGATCAACATAAACAAAATAAGCAGTTGGCACAGTTGGCGCGCCTTATCGCTGCGCAGGAGAAAGCTGGATCGCTCGTGGGACCTCCTGCAAAGCCTGGAAAGGCAGTACGAGGCCGATCTGCGCGACCTATACCACCAACTCGAACAGGTAGCGATTGACAGCGGCGCGGGCGACTAAATTGGGTAATTATATAGTGGTATAAATATACTTGACAAAATGGGCAGTTCCCGCATAATACTCAAGATCGCGCCACACATGGCCATTCTAACCTGAAGGTCCCTGCCAAACCATAAACCGCGCTCCGTGTTCTATGAGCGGAACTCATACCTCTTGACAGTAACATAAGTTTCGTTTATTCTTGGGCTTCAGGCGTAGCGTTTTGACCACATAGCGTGGTTCCACGTGAAACAATCCGGCTCGACCGGATCACCTCGCACGGTTCCCTTTCCTTCCTGTGCCCAAATCCATTCGTATTATCAACCCGGCTTCGGGTCATCGTGGCTGGATCTCACCCAAAAACGCGATCAAGATGGTGAAGCGCGGCATTGCGCGCCTCGAAGGGTCGGCCATTCGCCTGATCGAGACGGATTACCGCTTCAACAGCGAGGCGTTGCCGCGAAAGGTTGTCATCCACGCGCCGCGACTGCCGGAGCCCTCGACATTCCAACCCTGTTGGTTAAACTCTGAGGCGGCGACCAGTTGGCGCTATCAGGACAGCCCCCCGTCAGGAATCCCCGCATGAACCGCGCACGCTTTCTCGCGCTCTTTGGCCTGCTGCCGTTCGCAGCGAAGGGGCAGTACGGCGTGGTGGCAGTGCAAGGCACTAAGGATGGGCCGGGTTGGACGCTGCCAACTGCCACGAAGTGGCAACCGGCCTATCGGTCGATACCCCTTAGCGATCTGCCAAGTTCACCGTTGAACGGCGAATGCCCAGTGTGCGGAACTTTGGCCCCGGCGTACAGCCGCGCGATACGGAAAGATCAGAAAGCTATTCGTCCAGCCTACCCCGATGCGCCTGAAGGCGATATCAGACGGTCCATCGTCATCATTGAAACCGAAGATGTGCCGGTCGGCCCGATGGAGTGCATGACCCGCTGTGTCCACTGTTCCGCAGCCTTTTGGCAGGACGCGGGGAAATGACCGACCCCACCGACACGACCAAAGTTCACTATCTGATTCTGCTGCGCGACCTCCAATGCGTGGATGCGCGGGCTGATGGCAAAGAACGACGCCCCTGGGCTGCTGGAGTGCGGCGCGGAACTTAAATGGCTCTCGGCCAAGGCGGGGCTGCCCGCGTGAAGCAGCCCGCCCCCTCCGTCCACTGCCGCATCCTGAAGGCCGCCGGCCGCTGGCGGGTCCCGCGCGACAAGCGCCCCAAGCTGGCCCCGCCGCCACGGGAATTGACCGCCGTGGAGCGCGTGGTGGATCGCTGGATCAGCCCGCTGGAAGGGTTGCACAAGGCATGAAGTCGCTATGCGGCTCGGTCAAACGATCATCGCCATCCTGATCTGCGTGATGCTGTTCGCGCTGGTGACGATGCTGGTCGGGAAGTTGGGAGCTTATGGCATATGCAGCTAAACGGACATGTACACAGCCTGGATGCGGCAACATCTGCGCAAGCGGACGCTGCGATACACACCGACGACAGGTTGAGCTGCGACGTGGATCTGCGTCAAGTCGCGGGTATGACAGGCAATGGCAAGCTTTTCGACGTGCATACATCGCCGTTGTGGCAGCAGAAGATCCTTTCTGCTGCGATTGCCGCCAGCCATTTGGCACAGCTTCTGATATCGAACTCCATCACGTTGCTAAGGTAGCTACGCATCCTCACATGATGTTCGAACGCGCTAACATCAAGCACCTCTGCCATGCGTGCCACTCAATGAGGACTAAGCGCGGTGAGTAGCTAAGCGGTTCAGATGCAATGGGGTAGGGTGGGTCGGATCTCTGGTGGGCTTTTGGCGTAGAC